GTGGGGTTTTATCCTGCCCCCGACATCACCAAAAAGCGGGGGTTGGGCGTGTCGCTCACCGACATGGAAATTCGCCGCGCCAAGCCGCGCGACAAGACCTTCAAGCTGACCGATTCCGGCGGGCTCTACCTCGCTATCTCGCCGACAGGTGGCCGGCAGTGGCGCTGGAAATTCCGCCATGGCGGCCAAGAGCGCGCCCTCTCGTTGGGCGCTTACCCCCAGGTCGGTTTGGCCGAGGCACGTCGCCAACGCGACATTGCGCGCGACCACCTGAAGGCTGGCAAAGATCCATCCCTTGAGAAGAAGCGCCAGGTCGAGCGGCGCCTCAACAGCACCTTTGAGCACATCGCAGGCGAATGGTTCGAAAGCCGAAAGGCCGGATGGGTGCCGAAGCACGCGAGCGACGTTCGCAAGAGCTTGGAACGCGATATCTTCCCGGAATTCGGCCAGATCGCCATGACGGACATCAGACCACGGGATGTGCTGGAGGCGCTACGGCGCGTAGAGGTCCGCGGTGCCGTTGAGACGGCGCACCGCCTGCGACAACGGATCGAGGAGATATTCGCCTACGCTATGGGAATGGGCCTCGCGGAGGACAACCCGGCCGTGGTGGTGGCGAGAGCGTTGAGGCCCGTCCGCAAGGGGCGCCAGCCGGCCGTTGTCACCCTAGACGAGGCGAGGGGCGTACTGCGCGATGCCGAGGCGCTCCCCGGGCACCCGACAACAAAGCTGGCTTTGCGGCTCCTTGCCCTGACAACGGTGCGCCCGGGCACGATCATCTCGACCCCATGGGACGAGCTGCTGCCGACCTTGGAGGGGGATCAGCCGGTATGGCGTATCCCTGCGGCGCGGATGAAGCTGAAGGTGCAGTACAAGCTCGACGACAGCCGCGACCATCTGGTGCCGCTGTCGCGGCAGGCCGTCGACCTCATAAGAGCACTGCACGCCCTGAACCATCGCTCGCCGTTCGCGTTCCCGAACGTCCGCTTCCACCACCGGCACATGAGCGAGAACGCGATCGGCTACCTGCTCAACCGGGCCGGCTTCCATCAGCGGCACGTGCCCCACGGCTGGCGCGCGACATTCTCGACGATCATGAATGAGCGCTACCCCGGCGACCGGCACGTCATCGAGGCAATCCTCGCGCATGTGCCCGAGAACAAGGTCGCCGCCGCCTATAACCGCGCGCTCTATCTCGATCGGCGGCGGGAGCTTCTGCAGGAGTGGGCGGACATGCTGCTGGAAGGGCAGGCCGGACTTGCCGACATCGTGAAGCTGCCCCGCCGTTGACACGCCGCGGGGGTGCGGGCTTCGATTGGCGATGGTTTACAGCGGATCGACCATCGGCGCGAAGCTCGAGGGTGGGTTTTCCCTCTGGGCGCAGTGCTACCGTGACGGATGCCGGCATATGGCCGAGCTCGACCTGCAAATGCTCGTCGAGCGGCTTGGCCCCGAACACAGCACGCTTCGCAAGGATCTCTGCCCGAAGCTGCGCTGCAGCGGATGCGGCGGAAAGGATGTGGGGATTTGGTCCGCTGGTGGGGGACGCAGCCCATGTGGGGCGCCCTATGGCGGTACTGAACTTCAGAGCTCTGCAAACGCGAAAAGGACCCCGCTGCCTCCGGAAGGAAGCAGCGGGGCCTAGATAACTGAGGCGCTTCCAATCCCGCACGTACTGACTAAATTACCTTCATGACGATTGAAGTCGATTACGGCGACCTGCCGATTAGCAAGCCCGAGCAGGACAAGTTCGGCATCGACGGCTTCGTTCGATCGCTCGCCCGCTCCGTCACAAACATGCGTTCGCCAAGCGGGGTGGTCATAGCGCTCAACGGCCAGTGGGGATCGGGCAAGAGCAGCGCAATGAACCTGCTCAAGCACCACCTGTTGGATGCGACGACCGCTGGGGAAATTGAGCTCGTCGACTTCAATCCGTGGTGGTTCCGCGGCGAGGAGGCCCTCGTGCTCGCGTTCTTCCGCGAGCTCTACTCTGCTACCAAGCCGAGCCTGAGCGAGAAAGCCGGGAAACTGCTGCCAAAGCTCGGGGCGCGTCTTCTCAACGCAGGCGGGGCCGTGGCTCCCATCGCGGACGCGGTGGGCGCACCCGGCACCGGCGCGATCGCGTCGGGCGTGATGGGTTGGCTCAGCAGCATGATCGAGGACGGCGAAAGCGTCGAGAAGCTGCACCGGCAGCTGTCCGAGGCGCTCGCCGGGCAGTCGAAGCGCTTCGTGGTGCTGATCGACGATATCGACCGCCTCGCGCCAGACGAGGCGCTCGCGATGTTCAGGATGGTCAAGTCCGTCGGCCGGCTGCCCAACGTCATCTACGTTCTTTCCTTCGACCGAGAGCTCGCCGAGCGCGTAGTCGCCGAGCGCTTCCCGTCTGAGGGCCCGCACTATCTTGAAAAAATTGTCCAGGCAGCCTTCGAGCTGCCGGCGCCGCTTGAGGAGGATGTGCAGCGAATCCTGATCGAGCATATCGACGCGCTGGTGGGCGGGATCGAGAAGCATCGACAGCTCAACGTGATGAACATGTTCCATGCCGCCGTCGCGCCGGAAATCAGGACCCCTCGCGACGCCGCGCGCTACATCAACGCTCTTACGATCACCTGGCCTGCCGTCGATGGCGAGGTGGACCTGGGCGACTTCATCGCTATCGAGGCATTCCGGCTGTTCCAACCATCGATCTACCGTGCCGTCCGCGACAACCGGGCGCTTGTCTGCGAGGCGACCCGCGACCATTTTGAGCGCGACAAGGGCGCCGAACGTCTGGACGCAGTGCTCCTTTCGAAGATCTCGGAGAAACAGCGTTACCGCGATGCGCTCGTGCGTTTGTTCCCTGGACTGGATTCGATCTGGGGCAACACGATCCACCATGGATCAGGATCGGAGAAGGATCGGCGCATTGCCTCAACACGCCACTTCCAGACTTATTTCAGGATGTCAATCGATACCGACACGGTCTCGCGAAAGGACTTGGGCAGGATCCTCGCCAACCCTGCGGACTCGGCGGCAATCAGCTTTATTCTAATGGATGCGCTGAGCCAGCAGCGTCGAGACGGAACGACGCGCACTGCAGTTTGGCTGGAGGCGCTCGATGCGCACGCGGAGGAGATTCCGATCGACGCGGCCGAGCCTTTCCTGCGCGGCGTCTTCGCCGTCGCCGACGACATCAACGTCGACAGCGACCGCGCCCGAGGCTTTTCGTTCGGCGACAATCACCTGCGCATCCATTGGCTCTTGCGCAGTCTAATGCGCGGTCGGACTACGCTCCGGGAACGATCGGCCATCCTGCTTTCAGCAGCACATGCAGCTCAGCTGGGCTGGCTGGGCAATCTCACCGGCTCGGCATTCGACGACTATCATCCAGGCGAGGGCAAGAGCCGTGAACCCGACGACAAGTGCTTGCTGACCGAGGCGGACACTGAGACCGCCCGCGCTCTATTCCTCGATCGGATCAGGGCGGCAGCACTTGATGGCTCACTGATGGACGTCCCCCAGTTATTGCGGACGCTCTACCTTTGGCTGCAATTTCTCGACGACGATGCGGAGATTCGCGAATGGATCGCGCTCAGAATTGAAGAAGACACCTCGCTGGTGAGGCTCGCCAGCGCGTTCACAACGCAATCTTGGAGCCAGAGCTCGAACGATCTTGTCGCAATCAGGTCAGACAGAGCGTTCGTAGCGGACCTGGACAAGTTTATGGACCCCGATCGCTTCCGTTCGAACCTCACCGGCCTGCTCGCTCGATTGGAGGTGGGGTCTGACGACTATCGGACGGTCGATCGCTTCCTCAAAGCCTGGATGTACCGGGATGAGCATGGTGATCGGTGGGCCGGTCAAGGCGATGGGCTGTAGTGTCGAGGTCAAGACTCCCAGATGATTATCGATTCCAACTACATGGCGCTTGCCAACGTCGTGTTCGGTTATGCGCTCTCCCGCATGGCTGAACTCGGGAAGAAGGATCTCAAGCTCGCTCACTACACCAGTGCCGAGAACGCGCTGAACATAATCAACGGCGACACCGTGTGGCTTCGGAACGCGGGAGTGATGAACGACCATAGCGAGATCGAACATGGTCGCGACATACTCCAGGCCGCCCTAGACCTGCCGATGCTGGGCGGGCGCCTCTATGCGCTTCTCGATCAGGCTCACTTCGGCCTTGCCCAACGCATCGGCGATCATGTGAAGCGGCAACGCAAGCAGGCGCGTGAGCAAATTTTCATGGCATCACTGTGCGAGACTGCGGCTAATGATAGGCTCGGTCGCCTATCGATGTGGCGCGCCTACGGCGGTACGACATCCGGGGCCGCACTAGTGTTCAACGGCGACGTCTTCGCTAGTGCCGAGCTTCCGCTGCAGTCGTTCGCGAGCCCGGTGCTTTACGGCGACATCGATGAGTTTGCGCAGGAGTTTGAGACGCTTATCAATCGGCTGGACCAAGCGCCAGCCTTGCTCAGTAACGTGACTGCCGACATGGCATTCCGCGCTGTCAGCTCGGCCCTCGACTTCGCGATTCTGTCGGTCAAGCACAGGGGCTTCGAGGAGGAACGCGAGTGGCGCGTCATCCACCGTCCGTTTGACCAAGCGTCTCAACATGTCGTCAAGACGGTCGCGTCGATCGGCGGGACGCCCCAGCTCATCTACCAGATGCCGCTGGTGAGCCGGCCGGGTATGAACATATCGGGTCTGACGCTCGACCGGTTGCTGCATCGCGTGATTATCGGGCCGTCGCTTCATCCTGAAACAACGTGGCGAGCATTGGTCGAATCTTTGCGGGCTAAAGGCGTAACAAGCCCTGAGGCTCGTGTCGTGATAAGTGACATACCCTTGCGCCAGAGGGGCTAATTATTGCCGTCCGCTGTTGGCGCCCGAACCGAGCGTCAGTCATTATTTTGACGGGTCGCGTTCCAACTCCTGTGCCCAGAAGCACCTAGTCCTCTCCCGGCCCCATGCCGGACGTTGAGCCAAGCCTGTGGGAGGAACCCCGCGGAGGGCGGCCATCCGCGCACCCGGCGCGGACCTCAGGAGCGGGTGAAGAACCCGCGGATGGCGGCGATCAGCTCGGCCCAATAGGTCGTGATCAGCCAGTAAACGCCGCCGACGACCATCCCCACGACCGTGGTGCCGAGCGCTATGGCCGCGCCGATCTTGTCCTGGAACAGCTTGAAGCCTTTGATCTTGTCGCTGTGGTCTTGGAGGGTGGTGGCGTGCTGCTGCACGGTCTCGGCGACAGGTTTGATGGTGTGTTTGATGTCGGTGATGTTGTCCTGAACGGTGCGTATCTCCAGACGCACCTCCCTCCGGAACTCCGCGCCCGTGCGCCGCTCAATCTCCTGATCGTCCTTCATGTTCTGCATGTCGGCCCGCAGCGCGCCCAGGCTCTCCATGATGCGCAAGAGCATCGGGTCGGAATCTGCGATCACGGCTCACCGCCCGGCGCGGCCAGCGCCGCATCTCGCTTGTCGTAGAACTCCACAAGCGCGGCTTTGTCCGCCCCGCACTCCACCAGCGCCACGCGGTCTTTCGCCCACGAGCGCTCGGTTTGCCCCTGCGTCTTGCCCCCCGGCGGGATCACCACCGGCGCCGCGCACGGCTGGCGGAGCGCGGCCGGCGCCGGCTCAAGGGTAGGGCGCAGGGACGGTCGGACGGATGCGGTTGAGCCGCTGCACGCTGTCAGCCCCGAGGCAAGCGCGGTCGCGATCACGATCTTTGTCGGCTTCATCGGCCATCCTCTCCAATTCCGCCCGAAGGTCGTCCCGCATTCTCAGGATGCCGGCTATGCGCACCTCGATCTCCTCGCGGACGCGCCGGTTCTCATTCGCCTGCCGTTCCCTCTCAGCCGCCTCAGCAGCCCGGTAGCTGGCGACAAGCTGGTCGTATCGCCCCGTCCAGAGCGCTTCCGCCGCGCCGTAACCCTCGGCGTAGGCGAGGTGCTCGCGCCAGGCGACGAAGCCCCAGGCGCCGCCTGCCGCTGCAAGCGCCACACCGCCCCAAACAAGCGCCGTCTTGAGGCCCAGCGCTGAGGCCGCCGTCTTGATGATCCCGAGGGTCATTGCCCGAAGCCCTCCGGTGGTTCGTCGGCCGGCGATGGTCGGCGGGGCGGGAATCGGGGGCCGCCACGCGACCGGAGCTCGGCGTCGCGCTGGTTCTTGTCGTCCCACGCGGCGCCGAAGATGTATGACCCGAGCGTGCCGCCGGCGACGAGCGAGAGGTTCGTGATGATGACGCGGTTCAGCTCGGTGTCCTCGCCGAAAATGGCGAGGTAGCCGATGAGTGCGCCGCAGTAGAGCATGACCGCCAAGACGTAAGCCCGGCGGATGCGCCAAGGCGCGGTGAAGCTATGCATCACAGCCTCGCCGCCTGAACGTGCATCCAGTCATAGTTCGCCGCCCGGCCGAGCGAGACCCAGCCCTCGGCCTCCCAGATCTTCCAGAAGGCCTCTGCGTCGGGGCGCGCCAGCCGGGCCCGATCCCGGCCCCATTTGAGCTGGTTCCGCTCCGGGTCGAAGTCGATAGCGATGCCCCACGCGTGCATGCTGTAGCTGCTGCCGCCGCGCATCTTGCGGACGTTCAGCGAGCCGCCGAACAGGTCCAGACCCAGATCCTGGATCTTCGCCATTCCATAATGGGCGAGGACGCGATCCAGCGCTCGGGCGGCGCTCGGCGCCACCTTCTCGTGCAACGAGATGCGCGTGATGGTCTGCGATGTGTGCCACGCCAGCGCCATGGGATAGGGCAGCGGAATGGTGACCTGCCGCGTGCCGACGGCGCCGTAGAAGGACGGGACATCGGACTGACGCGGCCATGCGCCAGCCGCGACGCCCTTCGCTGCCGGCGCGGAATCGCGCCATGTCTCCACGCTCGCATCGCCGCGCCGGCGCGCATCCCACACCTCAAGCGCATACTGCGTCTGGGGGCCGGACAGGCCATCGATCTTGCCGGCATCGATGCCGTTCAGCTTCAGCACCGCCTGCTTCGCTGCCAGCTCCTTGCGTGCCGGCGGCCAAGCCGTGAAGCCGGCCGAGCCGGCCTCGACCAGCAAGGCGTTGATGGCGGTCTCGGTCTTGGTCCCCCATTCGCCGTCGGTGGCAAGCGGGGGCTTCCAGCCGCGCGCATTGAGCGCGGTCTGCAGGTCACGCAGATCCATGATGGGCTCCGGAAATGAAAGGGCCGCCCACAGGGGCGGCCAGGCAGCGGGATGTCGGGTCGGGTTACACCGGGCCGGCGGCGCGTCCGGTGGAGGTCGGCGAGGTGCTGGCGGTGCTTGGAGAACTGGGTGTAGCGCTACCCGTCCGGCTATCCTTCCCGACTTCCGAGGAGGGCTTTTTGACCTCGCATGTCACGACGTAGCCGCCGCGCTTGGTGAGGTTGTGCTCGACCCCGTCGATTACATACGTGCCGTCAATGCCGGGCCGCGTTCCAGATAACAACAGCGGCGCTTCGGGTTTTGCGAACGCTGTGCCGAGTATGAGGACAGAGCCCTCACCTCCGTTTCGTTCGGCACGGCTTTTCAGCGAGGCCGCGCGCGCATCGGCGGTCTTCTCTGAACTCGAAGTGAAGCGATCGGTGAAAATGGGCCCACTTCCGCCCTCGATCTCAGCGTCACGATCAATCCATCGCGACTTCCTTTCATCGAAGTACCGCGCGCGGACTTTCCTCGACCTCTCCCGTGAAGAGGTCGGGGTGATCGACCAGTTCAGAAGATTTTCGCCGAAGGCTGCGCGAACGGTGGGGAGCGCGACGCCGCCCGCGCTCTTGCCCGCGTTGGAGGGCAGGAAGATTGCCTTTCCGTCCTGCATCTTGAACGTGGCGCCGACCTCGCGTGAGATCCGCTGACCCCAATGCATGAAGGACTCGAACTGCATCGACCAATATGGACGTTCAATCAAACTCAGCTCGGGCGCGACGACAACGCCGTCTATGCCGGCGTTCTCCGCGAACTTCTTGGCCGCTTCCCCGAGCGTGGTGTCATCGAGATGCCGGCCCTGCGCCTCCCGCGCTGACGATCGCGGATCGACGCCCTTCGCGCTGATGTCGAGCTCACGGCCACCTCTCTTCGAGCCCCGCGACAGCACATCAGCAACGAACCCCGAAAAGGCCAGGCCGACGCCGTCGATGCTGTCTCCCAGAAGAATCCGCATCCGGTCGCCCTCCGTCGGCAGCTTCACAGAGCCATTCCGATCGGCGACCAGGATCGACGCGCTATCAGTCGCTACGCCTGAGCGATCGCTGACCCTGATCGACTTCACCACGGGCCTGAACCGGGAGGTGTAATCGATGCCGTTGACTTCGACGCGGTATAGGGGTTTCCGGAGCATCGCCTAGTCCCAGAGCTGCACGATATCGCTCGCGGGCGCCGCCGACGGCGGGTCGATCGGGATGACGATCTTCGTCCCGATTGGGAGCTCGGGGCCTTTCGCTGCCAGCCCTTGGTTAAGGTTGAGGATCCGCTCGTGCATGCCGATCATCGGCCGCTTAAAGCGGCGCCAGATGATGCGGGAGAGGGTGAACCCTTCGTTTTTCACCTCGTGCTCCTCGTAGGTGATCGTCACAGGGCACCTCCGAAAAGGTTGAAGATCGAATCCGCGAATGGCGCGTCCGACCGGAGGAGGTCAATCTCGAGTTCCACTGCCCCTGGCACGCCCACCCAATCGAGCGTTTCCCCCGTCTCCCTAAGACCTTCGATCAGGTAGAAGCCCAAGAGGAGACCATCGCCTCGCAAGAAAAGCTGGGGCACCGCGCTGGAGCGCGCCACCTCGAGCGCCGCGATCGAGGTCAATCCCCCAGCGAACAGGTCATCGTTGGGGAACGTGATGCAGCTGAGAGAGAATTTCCGCTCGCCGTCGCCCATGTCCTCGTAGGCCGGGGGAGCCCCAAGCACGTCGTGCTCCGCGAACGGGTATCGCGCTGAGTTCTGCGTCCGCGTCGGATTGAGGGGCGCGAGCCGCAGTTCGACAGGTCCAAGAGAATAGAGCATCAGGCGAAATCCAAACCGTAGTCGCCGAACACGCCGCGGAGCTCGCGCGAGATAGTTTCAGCGTTCTCCTGGGCGTTGCGGCCGTTGACGTTGAAGGTGATCGAGCCAATGCCACCCCTACCGCCACCTTTGCCGGACGGATGCACGGTGCCGTCTTGTGCGGGCGAGAAGAATTCCTGCCCGAACTCGTTGATCTGGTAGAGGCCGCCGGCATAGACCGAACCGCCGGAGGCGCGCCCCGGGCCCGTCGCGCGGCCGGCACTGTCGATACCGAGCCCGCCCGGTCCGCGCGCACCCGGCCGGTTCAGGCCAACGCCGGGGTACGCCATGGTCGGCCGCACCGGCACATCGATCCCGCCGCTGAAGATCGCCTTGATCCGCTCGAAGATCGACATGCCGGCCGCTTGGGCCGCCGGCTCGGCGTTCTTGAGGCCTGCGACGATGTCCGATCCGATGCCGCCGCCCGCTTCGCGCGCGGCCGGCGACGCCCCCTCCGCCGCAGCGATGATGGCTGCCCCAAAGCCGAAGTCCCCGGACATGGCCGACAGCATCGGGTTCTCAGAGACACGGGCCGCGTTCGGGTCGCTGGCGACGACGGCAGAGCCCGCCGCCAAGCCGAGGCCGCCGACCACCACACCACCAGTCGTGATGCCTGCCGCGAGCGCGCCGCCCGTGGCCGCGCCGGCGGCTGCCGATCCAGCCGTGCCGGCGGCAGCACCGCCACCCAGCTTGGCCGCTGCAGCGGAGAGCGCCGCCGCCGATCCGTTCAGGGCGACCGCCGAAGCCTGAAGACCAAAGCCGCCGGAGAGCGCGCTCCAGATCTTATAGGCGCCGAGCCCGACGCCGGCGGCGGCTCCGGCGCCGATTGCGAGGTCTCCAGTGGTCATCCCGCCTTCGCTGCGCGCCCAGGCAGCGATACGCCGCATGGCGTCGGCGAACGTGTTGAGGCCCCCGATCGCGGACGGCGTGAGGGGCTCGATGAGTGCCCCGACCGCATTCTTGAGCTGGTCGAGAGCACCAGCGGCGGCGACGAACGGGTCTCGCGCCGAGATCTCCGGTCCCGCGGCAGTCCCGGGGGCCTGGTTCATCTTCCGCTCTTTCGCGAGATATTGCTCCGCCTGCAACACCATGCGGCCGAAGAGGTCCGCAACGCGCTGGTTGGAGAACAGCTTGCTCATCGCGGCCGTTACCGCGACCTCATCATTCGTGTCGATCCCGCGCTTCTGCAGCGCCGGCACCAGCTTCTGGAGCGTGTATTCGAACGGGTCCTGCAGGAAAAGATCCTGGTCTTGGAACCGACCCTTCTTGTTCCGCAGCCCATACCGCTGCTGAACCGCGATCGAATCCTTGGTGGCGCGCCCGCCGATTACCTGCGACACGCTGGAGCCGAGAGCCGTGCCCACCTGGTCTGGTCCAATGTCGGCGATGAGCGCGGGCAGGATGCGGGTGAGGAAGCGCTCATTGAGCGCGAAGCCGCCGGACTTCGAACGCTTGGCGGCCGTGTAGACGTCGCCGACGCTGAATTCGGCGCCCTCCACCCCCTGCGCTCGCACGAACCCGTCGAGGAGAGAGCGGACCACGTCGATGTCGACGTTCTTGCCTAGGGTGTCGAGGCCGCGGAGAAGGCGGGTAAGGGACGAGAGCGCCTCGTCCGGGCTCTTCATGGAGCTGATGACGGCAAGGCTGTTCGCGAGGTCCGGGGCAAGCTGCATCGCGCCGCCGACGCCGATGTTCGTCAGCGACGTCTCTCGCAGGATGTTGTGCATGGTCGCGGCGTCGACCGCGCGCACGTCCCCCGAGGTCTGAAAGGCGCGCGCCTGCAGCTTGGCGCTGTCCTGTGCCGACAGGCCGGCGAGATAGTCGCGGGACTTCTCGCGCTCGAGCTCGGCCGCCGATAGAGCCGTGCCGCGGATCCCACGCCCGGCGAGATATGTTCCTCCGCCGAGACCGGCCGCATAGCCGAGGTTGCGGACCGTGTCGCTGCCCCAACCGACGAGCCGGCGACGCTCTCGTGCCTCCTGCCGCTCCATCTCGCGACGCGCGCGCGAGGCTTCGCGTTCGAGGCGACGAGCTTCGGCGGCGGCCTGGCGGGCCTCCTCCCGGGCAATGCGGGCAGTCTCTCGTGCGGCCTGCTGCTCACCCCGCGCGGCTTCACGCGCTGCGCGGATCTTCTCCCGGGCGGCATCCTTCGCGACCTTGGCGACTTCTCGCGCAACGTCTGCTGCGAGCCGCTTTTCGACGGCTGCGAGCATACGCGCTTCCCGGATCCCGTCGGCCGTGAGCTGGCGCCGGGCTTCGCGGATCTCGAGAATTCCCGCCAGAGCCTCGTTCTTCCATCGCGTGGCGGCCGACGTCTGGAAGATCTTGTCGCCCCCTTGGGCGATCTCCCGGTTGAGCGATGCCCAGGATGCCTTGAGCCGCTCGATCTCAGCGGGCGCCAGACGCAGCCGATCGATCTGCTTCTGGAATGCTGATCCCCAATTCGGCATCTTGCCCGTGGTGGCGGCGAAGTCGCGCGACACTTTCTCGGCACGGTCGAGCGACTTCGCGAGCGCGTCTACTGCGGCGGCAGCCTTCGGGGCACCCTTGGTGAGCTGATCCTTCAGCCCCAGGATGACATTCGCCTCGTAAGTGCGCGCCACGGCGTCTATTTCCTCTTCTTCGGCACCATGATGATCACCTTCTGCACGCGGTCGGCGCGCGCAGCCTCACGGCCTCGCTCGAACTCATAGGCCGCGTTGTAATCGGCGATGAGCTCGAGCCAGTCCTCGTCCATCAGCTCCGCCTTGCTGGCGTTCAGGACGCTTCGGAGGAAGGTGACGTACTCGCGCCACTGTCGGGGGTCAGCCCGTCCGCCGGACGCAAGCGGCGGGGCATGAAACGCTCGACGACCTCGCCGATAAGGTCGTCGTCGTCCGGGTCGAGGGAGTCCATGACCTCGGGCGGCGCGTCGAACATCGGCAGGCGCGCCTTGTCCGCATCGCGGGCGATGTCCGCGATGAAGTCCCGGATCTGGGCGAGCGTCATCCGGCTGACCGTGATCGCGGTCCAGACGCGCCCGTCGTATTCGACCGGGTACTGGAGCGGCACCACCTCGGAGCGGTTGCCGAGGAGCCGGGGGGCCGCCGGCTTACCGGCCGGCGCTTCGGTCTCGGTGTTGTGGTGGTCCATGATCACGCCAGCCCGATGTTTCGGGCCATCGTCTGGAAGACGATCTGCCCGTTCACCCGCCATCCCAGCGGCCCGTCCTGGTACTGGAACCAGTATTTTTCCTGGCTGTTCAGGTGCAGTGAATAATGGAGGACGTCGTCAATCTGGTAGTCGGTGGAGAAGCCGCGCTCGGCGTTGAACGCACCCATATCCGACTTGGTCATCCGCCCTTCAATCACCGCTCGGCCCGGAATCTCCTCGTTGGTGATCATGTTCCGGACGTTGCCGAGCAGGTAATACGAGAGGCGGCCGGTCGCCGACATCACGCGGTCCATGACGTCCGGGTTGATCCCGCGAAGCGAGAAGGTGAACTCGAAGGGTTCGAAGACACGGGTTCCCATCCGGATCTCCGCCAGCGCGCCGCCGCCAGTATGGCCACGGGTCTTCTCCTGCAGGGCAGGAAGCTTGAAGGTGTCGAGGACCAGGCCGAGCGCGCGCTGAGGGTCCGGCTCGCCGACAAAGAGGTTCGCCGCCTCCATCTCATAGGGGCTCTGCATCGGGTGTCTCCGTGATCGGGGAAGAGGTCAGATAGCGGCGCTACGCGGCGTTGCCGAGTTGGGTCGCGACGTTTGCGATGAGGGTGTCCAGCGCCGACGGCATGCGGCGGGAGTAGATCGTCAGTTTCTTCAGGACCGGCGCCTCTTCGGCGCGGAACATGATGGCGAGATTGCCAAGGCGGAGCTGCTCCACCGGGTTCTTGCTGGGCTCAATTCCGGTCCGGAAGTCGAGGATGTCCTCGTTGTCCTTCAGCCACTGCAGATGCTTGCGCATCGTGTCGATGACAGCGAACACGACGGCGGTGAGGATCCGGTAGCGGCCGAGGAAATACTTCAGCGTGTTGAGCTGGGTGAGCTCGATATAGTCCCGCCCACGGACGACGTTCGTCATGCGCCAGTTGTCATTCTCGCCGCAGTTGTCCGTCCCCCAGAAGACAAAGCCGCCGTCCGCAACCGAGGCCTCCACGCCGGTCTCACCCTTGACGATGATGCCGCCGTTCGCGCCAAGGATCTCCTGGCCGAGGGTGTTGGGATCGCGGTAGCTGAACGGCACCGGCGGGCTGACGCCGACGATGTCGTAGATCGGCCGGTTGGAGGGGGAGTGGAACGGCCGACCGCCATGCTCCTGATCGGTCGCGACATAGGCGCCGACCACGCGCGGTGAGGCGGGGCGGGTGACATAATTGCCGGCCGAGTCCGTCACCACGACGTCGACGAACATCGGGTGGTTGATCCGGTCGCTCTGGATTGTCTCGCGGTAGGCGAGCCAGCGCTCGCGGTTACCGACAGGCCCATCGGGGAAGAAATGAGCGTCGAGACGCTCCAGAACAGCGTTGATGCCGGCCACAATCGGATTGGCGACCGAGCCGACCACGGGGGCTCCGAGCACAAGTCCAGTCCCGCCGCCGGTCGGAGTGATCGTCGGGACAGTCGTGTAACCCTCACCGGGATTGTCGATGACGATCTCGGTGACGGCACCACCCGAGACAACGGCATGAGCCGATGCCCCGGTGCCGCCGCCCCCGCCGCTGAATGCCAGCGTCGGGGCCACGGTATAGCCCGTGCCGCCAGAGGTGACGGGGACCGAAACGACACCGCGCCAATGGAATTGCGAGGTATACCCAGGCGTCAGGATCAGCCGCGGCGTGACGGAGAGATCGTTCGGCGCATCCAAGAGCGCCCAGATCCCCGTCCCGAGTGCCTCGCTGCCGAGGATGTTGGCGATCGTCTCCTGGGCGTTGGCGCCCTCGGCGACGCGGACGATCACCATGCGAGCAGCCGACAACCCGTTGGTGAGTTGCCCCGCGACGCCGCGGATGGCGTCGGGGAGGGTGCCGACGGTGCCGAGAAGCGCTCGCATCGTCTCGTTGCTGCTGATCATGTAGACCGGCACGTTGAGGGGGAAAGCCATCGCGCTGGCGTTCGGGGCGGTGCCAACGGCGCCGACGGCGGAAAGCTCGGCGGAAGACGTGGGAAGGGCCTCGACCTCATCCCGGATATGCTGGACGCCTACGACCAGTTCGGTCATCGCTGTTCTCCAAAGAAAAAGGCCCGCGCGAGGCGGGCCTTGTGGTTGTTGATGGGCAGGGGCCGGGCAGCGCCGGGCCGCCGGGCGTCAATCCGTCGGCGCGGTCACCGGCGCCCCGAAGGGGTAGCTGCTGCCGGCGAAGGTCGGCTCCAGGTACAGCGTGGCGAGGTCTTCCGGCGTGGTGATTGTGTGCAGCACCGCGCCCGTCTCGCGGTCGCCGATCAGTACGCACGCCTCGCCCTCAAGCGCCGGATCGCGCTCCGGCCGGGCGATGATGATGTACCAGCCCGGCAGATAGTCGCGCACCTCGCGCTCATAGGTCCCGCCCATGCCGTCTTCGGCGGCCTCGGTGCCGTTGACGCGATAGGCGCGGACATTGGGAATGACGCAGCTCGTATCCCACAGCCGGGCGCCGGGCTCGATCCCCTCAATCGTGAGGGCGGGGAGCGCAGCAAGGGCGGCCGCCTCGTCAGGGAAGCGCAGGAGATAATCGATCATTCCAGCAACCCTTGCAATTGTACGTCAGTGAAGTCGCCATGCGACCACATTGCGAGGCGCTCAATGGTATCATTCCATGGCGCGGCGCCTGCGCGGCTACCAATCGTAATCCGGGCAAGGTCTGCCGCGGGGGCGGGCTGAGTGGTAACGTTTATCACCGTGCCCCCGAGGGCGGTTCCACGCCACCCCTGTGCAGCACTCCAAGAAAGGGCGCCGTAGAACTCGGCACCGGGGGCAATCCCGGTCGCTAGCCGATACGTGCCCACACCGCCGGGAAAGGCCATCCAAACCTCGTTCGACCGGCCGAAGTTGTCGATACCGATGCGATTGGCGGTGGAAGCGGCGGGCATGAGGTTAAGCAGAACGTTAGCGTCGCCGACATTGCCATACCGTGGCATATGGGCGCCGAAGGCGATGGTGAAGCCATTGGCCGGCACAATCGGTAGCGGCATGGACAGGTTGTCGGTTCCCCTTACCCCGGTGGTCGCACCCGTGACGATGTAGGAAGACGCGCGAGAACCGGCTTCAAGCTGGAAGCCCGTGACCTTGATGCGCCGCTGCTGATTGGTCGTCGCTTGGAAGACGCCAACGCCGCCCGTGCCACCACTGGTGCCACTCCATCCGCACCGCCACACTTTGGTGCCCACGCGCGCGATTACGGTCGGCACGAGTGTGGGGCCGCCTGCTACCAAGGCGAAGGTGTTAAGCCCGCTGACAGCACCGCCACCGAAAACCGGCGGCGCACCGTCTTCCATCTCAACCAAAACGGAAAGCGTCGCCTGCGTGCCGGTCGCGAGCGGGTTCGCCTTATAAGCCCACGCGTTGGCCGTGGTGTTATTGAGCCGGAGACCCGTCCTTCCGCCCTCGATGTCGGATACAGCCGTAATATTACTGCCGCTGATCAAGTCGGCCGTGCCGGCCGGGCACTCGCTGTAGGTCAGCAGATTGGTCGCCGCTCCCTCGATCCGAACGCCTAGCGGCTCGCGTGTCACCGGGTCATGGTCGTAGCGGAGCGCGTTGCTGCCGACCATTTCGTAAACGCCATCGGCCCGCCACCGCCCTGCCGCCGAGGCGCGCGAAAAGGCCATGTCTGCCGCGACCGAGCCCCAGCGCGGCACACCGGCCGCCGAGCGGAAGCCGTATTTCTGCCCGGCGAAGTCCAGCAGCGCCGCCGCGCCCGGCGCACCCTTGGCGGCCATCCAGGCGCCGACCTCGGACGGCCCGATGATGGACGGCGCCGCGCCGAGCAGCACCGTCACGAGAGGTCTCCCTGCACGTGCCAGACGACATTGGTGCCGTCATTAGCGATGACGCGGGCGATAACCAGCGCGCCATCGCCCGGCAGCTTGGTGCCGGTCGGGTGCGTCTTGAGCACCGCTCCGGCGGCGGCGGCGACCGTCACCTCGCCGGCGCCGAGCCGGGAGAGCGGGATATTCCAGCCGACCGGGAAGTCCGGATCGTTCGGGAAGGTGATGGCGCAGGCGGCCGTGAAGTGCTTCTCCAGCCCGCGATCCTCGACCGCCGGGGACCATGCGGCGGCGGTGATCACCTCGGGCGTGCCGCCGACGAGGGCGGTGTAGAGCGCCTGCACCAGCGCCGCCTTGCCCGCCGCGTCGTCCCATTCGGGCTGCAGTAACACCTTCATGGCCGCGACCAGATCGGCGCGGCTTTCGGCGGGGTTTGCGATATTAATCCCCATGGGTCACGCCTCGTAGAAGGTCAGGTGGACGTGAGAAGGATCGAGAAAGCCGCCAACGGCCTGATTGGCGGCCATGCACGTCACGTCCAGATACTCCGCCGCCTGCGCGGCGATCCCGCACGAGGTCACCGACCCGCCGCTATAGGAGATGGCCGACGCCACGACGTAAGCGGCGGTTTTCATCGGCGTGGTGAAGGTGATGCGATATGCCCCCGCACTGAGGCGGGCGACCGTCGAGACGTTGCGCTGCCCCCGGATCGTCGGTGACGAGCCGCCGGCGAAGTTCACGAACGCCGCCGGCCCGGCCGCGACGAGGGCCGGCTTGAGGGTCGCCGCATCGGGATAGCGATCGGCAGTGCCGGCCGTCAGGTCATCCGCCGTCGCCTTGCGCACCACGCCGGCATCGGCCGTCGTCGCGCCCACTTTCAACGCGGCCCAGATTTCGGCCGCCGTCGCCAGCGTCCGCAGCCCGCGCAGGCCCGCGCCGATGCCGATCGTGGTCAGCGCTTGGGTTTCCGTCGTGTCGTCGAACAGGCCCTGAATGAGCGTACTCACGCCGAGATTACCCAGCGCCTGCGCCTTCTGGCCGGCGGAGAGCCCCTGCGCCGCATCGATCCGCAGGCGGTTGCCCAGCGCGGTCGAGACCGTCGTGGCGAAGGCCGGATCGTTGCCCAGGGCGGCGGCGAGCTCGTTCAGCGTGTCCAACGCCGCCGGCGAGCCGCCGACAATGCTCGAGATCGCGCTGTTGATCAGCGAAATCACCGTGTCCTGCCAGCCGGTCACGTCGCCGAGCTGCAGCGCCGCAGCGATCCATTGGGAGCCGACCTTCTTGAGAAACTGGCCGTTCGCGCCGGCGGAAACGTCGACGTCGGTGAGCTCGTCGAGCGCCGGCCGCCAGTTCCCCGGCATCTTGCCCGCCAGGGCCTCCACGAGTCCGACGATCTGCGCCATCTCGTGCTGGTGCGAAGTCGGCGCCTTGCCGGCGAGGAGCACGTTCAGCGCCTGAACCGCCGCATCGATGACCATGAACGCCTCAGCGAGGCGCGGAACATCGTAGTCCTGCGTGTTGCTGTTGAAGACCGGCAGCGGCAGGTTCAGGTAGGGCGTGATTTCGTCAACGTTGGCCATGGGCCACAGGCTCCTCAGTAGCTGAAGAAGCGGGGCTTTCGAGCCCGGACGCGCGCCGCCGGTCCGCCGGTGAGGCTGACCTTCAGCCGCACCAGATCGGCGGTGACCCCGGTCTTGTGGTAGCGCCGCTCGATGGCGCCATCGGTGAGCACAGTGGTGCTCGCGAGCGTCATCGGTTCAAAGACGTCGTTGGCCTTGTCCATGCTGACGGTGAGCGTGGCGCCCGCTGGCAGAAGCGCTTGGATGCGCCCAACGACGTTGACCCCCGTGCCGGCGACGAAGGCGCGGCTGACATAGTCGCCCGTCGTGCGGATCTTGCCGCACAGCAGGGTGACATAGGGATAGAGCACCGGGCTCACCTCGGCCGTGCCGCGCAGCACCGCCCAGAGCTTCACGGCCTCCGTCACATACTCCGAGAACTCGTGCGGCTCATTGGGCAGCAGCACGATGATCTCGCCGTTCGCGCGCTCCAGCTCGAACCAGAAGGCGCAATCGGAGGTCGGGATCTCCACGGTCGCCCGGATGCGCAGATCCGAGCAGTCGACGAGATTGAACGTTCCGAGGTTCTCCCGGCGCGTCGTCGCGGTGAAGCGCGCGGCATAGATCCGGCTGGTAATGTCGGAGTTCTGGTGGTGATCCCAGGACACCGCATTGCTGGAGCTGTGGCGGTTGCCGGCCGCATAGGGCTGGGCCGCCACCGTCTCCTGCCGGAGCGCATCGAACTCGCCGACATTGGCGACCGAGATCGAATGCTCGCCGTCATCGGTCTTGATGACGAACGCACTCAGGCCGGTGGCGCCCCGCACCACCGGCCAGTCCCACCGTGCCGAGATCCAGTCCCCGTCAGAGACCGTCGACATTGGGACCGAGGCGGTTGCGAAGACGTCGGTGGTCGGGTCGCCGTCGCGCATGTCCACCAGTTCGACCGCGAGCGGACGCGCCGGATTGCCGACCTTGCAGATGCGGAAGTCGACGCCGGTGATGTGGCGCACGGTGAGCGGCGCGAAGCTCTGCGCTTGCGGGTCACGCTCTTTCGGGCCATTGCGGCGCGCCGGGCTGTTCTGCGGCTGAGTGCTGCCGCCGCCATTGGACTGTGGCGGCGGCGGCGGCACGGTGGTGACCGTCACCACGCGCTGCATCACGCTGATGTCGATGATGCCGTCGCCGGTGAACTCGGCCCAAGCCTCGGCACCGCCGGCACCTCGCGCATAGACCATCTTGGTCCCGGTGGTGATCCCCTCCGGGATCACGAAGGACGCGGCGATCTTCCCAGCGCCATCAGCAACCCGGGCCGGGCTCGGCGTAAGGTCAAGACCGTCGAACTCGAAATAAGACAGGATCTCGCCCGCTCCGAACCCCTCGATCAGATAATCGACCTCGATCTGGCGCAGAAAGGTCGCCGACTCCTGGCGCCGCGACATGAGCTGCTCGCTCGTGGTGGTTCCCGCTCTCGTCCCCGTGACCTGCACGGTGCGATCCGAGAGCCATTCCGTGCGGGTCTCGGTCCACATATCCACCGCCGGCGAGAGCGAAAGCTTGGCCGGCAGGGGGTAGAAGTTCTGGTACGGGTTGATCTTTACGCAGGCCGTCACGAACGGCTGGTCGATGATCAGCTCGTCGACATAGGGCAGCAGCACCGGGCCCGTCATCGGCACGGTGATGATGGTCGGATCGATCGCCAGCCGAATCTCGTTGTCGACGATCGCCGCCGTCTGCGGCACGCCGCCGTCCCGGTAGTCGTCATTGTCGAGCGGGTCGACGAACATGCCGTTCTTGGCGACCGGTTCGCGTTGATCCGCGTCCTGCTCAAGCCGGGCGAGCGCCAGCGTGTCGGCGTTGCGCAGCACCAGGTCCATGAACCGCCAGAGCATCGGCAGTGGACAGGCCGCCGTGCCGTTGTTCACGACGATGGGCGTGCCCCGCCAGTCGTTGTGAATGTCGGCGAGGCCGAGCACATCCGCCGGTTCGATCGGCGGCTTCGGGGTACGCGCCGACACCCCCCGCAGATAGAGCACGTCGCCCTGCTGGTTGAGGCAGAGGCGGTCAGTGCGCGGCAGCTTCCAGTGATAATTCACCAGCACGGTGCTGCCGGTGACACCGCCGGACACAACGATGTCGTCGAGGCCGATGGTGGTCGGGGCCACGGTCTCCAGATAGGTATAGGTGACCGTGTAGCTGGAGCCCGTCGCCGGCTCCGCGCCCGCTGGCGCCCACGAGATGCTGTTCCCGTCCCGCACATAGGCGCTGGTGGCGAATGTCGTGCCACCCTGCACCACCAGCTCGATCGTCTGCACGCTCGACTTCGGCAGCAGGTCGGAGGTTCCGGCGACCGGGCCGCGCACGATGGTGCTGCTGGTCCGCTTGACCACCGTGACCGAGTTCACTGCCGCGATCGGGCCGTTCAGCAGCCGGATCGTCGCGGTGCCGCTGCCCCCGTCGTCGAAGACGTGCGGCTCGGCGCCGACCTGCGCGACGTTCCACTCGATCGGCTCGCCGTAGCGCAGCGCGGCGGTGCGCGTGCGGGTGTTGCCATAGATCGAGGCGATGCCCTCGGAGACCGAGAAGTGCATCGCGGAGCCTACCTGGCCCAGCGCGGTCACGATGCAGCCCTTGGCGATGTAGTTGCCGCCCGTGACCAGCACGTCCTTCGCAGCGATCTGCGCGTTGATGGTGGCGAGCGAGCTGGGGCCGGTCTGGTCGATCACGGTGCCGTCGCGCGCGACGTAGACCTGATAGTAATCGCCCGGCTCGCTCAGGCTGCGCAGGGACCATGCAACCGTCGGCACCTCGCGCGCCGCGCCGTCCTCGCCCTCGGCCTTCGAGCCGGGATGCAGGCCGCGCAGCGCCGGCAGGTCGTCCCCATCCAGATAGGAGGTGACGATGCGGATGCCGATCGAGACCTCACCTTCGAGGTCGATGCCTTCCAGGATTCGCTCCGGCACGTCGCGCATGTCACCGGCGGCGTAGATCTTGCCGGCCGCAAGGATGATGCGGCCGGTCTCGACGTCGATCGACACCTGCGCGCCGGAATAGCGGTCGCCGTCGCGGGCGACCATGTCTCCGACGCGCTGGATGCGGCGTCGCATGATCGACTGCGCTTCATTGGCCTCGGCCGCCTGCACGAAGTCGCCCGCCTTGTGAACGAGGCCGGCAAACTGCGGAAAGGCCGCGTTGCGGTCATAGGCGCCGGGGACAAACGGGTGCTCGTAGGCCATCAGAACCTCAGAAGAAGAGCGACGCAGTCGCGGGTGGTGCGCCCGAACTCGAGCGCGAGCGGCTGCTCGATGACGATGGGCCCGGCCGGCATGAGGCCGCCGGGCGGGAGGTGCTGCACCCCCGGCTTGAAGGTTGCCGCCGGCGCTGCAGAGAGGATGAAGCCGACGCTGGCCGCCGTGCTGCCATGTCCCTCGCCAAACGCGGTGAGCGCCTCCAGGTAGAGGAGCCTCGGCGCCGACGTGGCTGGCGCATACCGGGCGCCCTCGATGCGATAGACACCGGTAGGGCTCGGCACCACGCCGCGCCGGACGCGGCACCGCCGATAGAACAGCACCTCGCCGGCGGCGTCCTTAAAGACCGCCCATGCCGGGCCGGCGCCGGTCGCGGCAAGCATGCCGGCCGCTGCAGAAGCGACCTCGCTGGATGCCCAAGGCTGTGCGAGCCAAGGGCCGCCCCAGCGCGGCGAGCCGCCGCCGGCGGGGACAAACCTCAGCAGCTCGCCGTTGAGCGTGAGCGGCTCGCCGTCGACCTCGAGCGCCCATGGATCGGGGATGCCGAGCGCCCCCAGGTCCTCCGCCGTCACCTCGTGGGTGAACTCGAAGCGGCGGCCGAAGGACCATTTGGCTTTGCCGCCGGGCACTCGGACGCCGGAATCGTCTTCCCACGCCGAGCCGTCCCAACGGCTGTAGTCGCCCTCGGCGGCGCGAACATCGTAGCCGGCGAACCCGCGCCAGAAGTCAGAGCGCAGCGGCACGGACAGGCCGGCGATGCCATCGATGCGCGGCAGATCCGCTTCATCGTCCCGAACCCGGTCGAGCTCGAGTTGGAAGTGGTTCCACCAGCGCCAACGGACTGCGGCCTCCTCGATCTTCGCGCTGTACCCGAGCCATCCGAGTCCGCGCGCCATGGCCGCCGGCGTGCCACGCACGCGCTGCCAGGCGATGCCCTCGCGGATCAGGTCGTAGAGGTTCGGGACATAGGGCTGCAGCTCCCCGAGGCCGTACTCCCAGATCAGGTAGGGCAACAGGCTCGCCGGCGGGTTCAGCATCTTGAGGCCGTGGAGCGACCAGATAGCACCGTCGACCGCGGGGTAGGGGTCGGTGGCCCTCTCGAGAACCCGCTCGAAGGACGTCGGCTCGTGAACGAGGGGGGTGGTATCGGTGCTCAATATGCGCGCCCCTCGTTGACAATCGAGATGTCGCCGAGCGCGATGGCCTCGTTCGGACCGGCCTCAACATAAGGGGTGATCACTTGAACGCGCTGCAGGCCGGCGATCATCAGGCGGGCTGTGACCCATTCCGGAACCAGATCGAAGCCAATGCCGCTCTCGGCCGCCCAGGCGGATCGAAGGGCGCCGGCCGCCTCGTTGATCACGGCGTCGGAGCTGTTCGGCAGCAGCCAAGCCTTGGCGGCAATGCTCACCACATTCTTGACGGCGGGGATGACCTTGATGACGTCGTTGACCATCCGGACCGCGTCGGCATTGAGGGCAGCCGTGACCGTCGCGAGAAGGCCAGCATCAGCGACGCCATTGTTGTCGGTGGAGAGCACGGCAACGTTGATCGTCGGGTCCCGTCCGTCTCGGTAAGGGCGCGCATCCTCGACCCGAAGGGACGCGCCCAGCGCCTCGCCTCGATAGCGCGGCGCTGTGCCACCCGTGGAGCGGCCTTGGATGGCGAGAATGGTGCGGAGCTTGAGCCGCTGGTCGGTCTCCCCGACGAGCCGGGTGACGCCATAGAACACCGCGAGGTGGTCGATGTCGCTGCCGCTCGCGTATGCCAACAGGTTCGCCCGGATCGCGTCGTTGATCCTGCCGCGAAGCAGCATCTCGCGAAATGCACCGGGTCGAAAGATGATCCGCGTTTCCTCGGTTTCGAGGTGGGCGGTGTCGAAGGGTGGGAGATTCAAGTCCGGCCGTTCGGAGCGCAGCGCATCCCAGCCGGCGAGAAAATCCGCGACATGCCGCGCGAGGATCTGCTCGACGCCAAGCGTCTCGATCGCCTCGGCCGCCGGGAAGCCGGCGAGATCGGCAATCGTCAGCACGGCCATCGTCAGGCTCCTGATACGGTGAGGATGCCGCCGGCGCTCTGCAGGCGGAGCTTGCTCGCCACGCCGCTCTCCGGCGTGAAGTCGCCGAGGTGCCCGCGTGGGAAATAGATGCCCTCGAGGATGACCTCGAGGTTGCCATCTCGCCCCAGCGAGACCGGCGTGATCTTGACCAGGCGAAACCGTGGTTCTGCCGGAAGGCCATTGAGCTGGCGGATGGTCAGGGCGAGCGCGATCGCGCGAAAGAACCGCGTAATCGTCGTCGCTGTGCCGAGCTTCCCGAGAAGGCTCATGCCCGGGAAGCCGAACCATTCGCGGAGGATGGCGTCGCCCAGCCCGGTGGTGAAAATGACCCCGATCGACTGCACGACATGATCAAAGTCCGTCAGGAGCCTCCCGGTCTCCCGATTAAGGCCCGCCGAATGGGCCATGGGCTACTTCTTGCCCTTCTTGGCCGGCTCTTCCCCGAAGGGTTCGATCACCTGCTGGCGAAGCGGATGCTCCGCCTGGGCGTCGGTCAGCATGAGCGGCGCTCTGCCGGCAAGGATCTCGGCGTCGCGAATGCGCTGCCCCGCGACATGCGATCCAGCGGACGGAAGCACCCGGAAAGGCTTTTCCAAGGTCATCATGGTCTCCTTCAGGGGATGCGGAAGAACGGGCGGCCGGTGGTCGCGTGGCCACAGATCGCGAGATGGCCTTCCCGGCAGACCGGGATGCCGTTGAACCGAAAGCTCGGCGAACCTTCCGCCATCACCGGATTGCCGACATGCGGGGGCAGCGGCGGGTGAGATGCAACGTGATCGCCGAGAAGCACGACAGTCGCGCCGTCGACAGTGAAGCCGGCACCCTGCATTCCAAGCTGGACGCCCCCGGCATAGTCGATGCCGACGCAAGCTATGCCAGGCATAGGCTAACCCTTCGCGAAATCGTAGTCGGGGGCGACCATTTTCAGGCCGGAGCCGGTCAGCTCGAAGCTCGCGCCGTCGCACTCCAGGACGATCTTCGGTCCTTTGATCGACAGCTCGTCGCCCTTGAGCGTTATGGTCCACGGCCCGAAGGTCAGGACATGCTCGTCACCCTTCTCGCTGGGGGACGGGTTCGCCTCGCTTTGCGTGCGAGGATGGAGCGTCCCCATCTCGAAGTCGCCGTTGTCCGAATGAAGATCCATCTGCTGCCCGATGCTGGGCGGGGTGTGAACCTTGAGGGCGCCCATGACCTGCGCGTAGCGGACCCATGGGCTCAGGAACGGCTCCTCGTCTGTGCCGCCCAGCCGGATACGAGCCTTGCCCGCCTTCGCATCCACATGCGTGACAGGGCCGGTTGTCTTCGCATTGGCCGCGCGCCAATCCTGCTGGGTCGACCGCGCCAGCGCGTCAATCAGGTGCCGGACCTCAGTCATCGGCCTCACCGTCTTCGACAATCGCGCCTTCCAAGGTCGGCGCCTCGCCCGTCTCGGTGGCATCGAGCGGGGCCAGCCCCGACGCGCGAATCTCCGCGTCCGACCATCCCATCCGCGCCTGGGTAATACGCCACGACGGCATGCCGGCGGGGCGCTCGATCATGACCTTCAGCGCATCCGCCACTGGCACAAGCTCCGGGTCTGTCCGGAGCTTGGCGTCGATCTTCTGCCAAACGGTGGAAAGGGGTGCTCCCATCGACGGCTCCGGAATCATCCGGCAGTTGAGCTGCACCTCGCGGTACGGAACCGGAACGTTGCGCTCGACCTCCACCAGTACAGGGGCGCTGGTGAACCCGGCGTAGGCCCGGACTATCTCCCGATACAGATCCGCCCAGGTGTTGGCGGGATCGGCGAGCGCGTCGACGACCTGACGCCAAAGGAGGTCCATGCCGAAGCCGGCGCCGGCGTCGTTCATCGTCAGTTCCATGCCTTCGACCACCACGTTGCCGGGCGGGAGGATCATTTGGATGACGAGCTCGATAATCTGGTCGGCGGTGGAGCCGTAGAGGTCGCGCCCGCGCGGGTCGAACTTGATCGCGCCGGTATAGACGGCGATCACCGGCTTCTCACCGAGGCGGTCCAGCGGCTCCTTTGGCGCGTTCAGAACCGCGCCGGCAGATGTCCGCCCTTCAAGCGCCTTGGCGAAGGCAATGCGCGAGACGGTGGCGACGAGGCTCACGGCGCGGGTTCCTTGACAGGGGTGCAGCGGAAGACCGTGCGGCCGAGCCCGTCGGGCTCCGGATCCTTGGCGACCTGCCACACCGGCGAGCCGATCCGCTCGACCAGCACGAAGCGATCGCCGCGACGCGGCATGAGGCCTAGACGGCTATCCGCAATGCTGATGTGGCAGAGGTCGGCAGAGATTTCCGCCGTGTCACCGTCGTTCCTGCCCGCATTTCGCAGCCGCGCGACAGCGGGCTGGATGTCGACGACCGCGTCGGTGATGTCGAAAGCGGGCCGGTCCGCATCGGCGCCTTGGCGCACGAATTTGCCGTCGGCGCGCGGCTCCACCCGCACGGTTTCGCCATAGAGGTCGTCGACGGCCTGAGAGACCATCGCCTCGAACTCAGCGAATTTCTGCATGGGGGAGCCGCGCGCCGATCAACCGGGGTCAGGTCATACGACCGGACATGAGCACCCGGGGGCGGGTGCAGTAGTGGAGCACGTTCGTCTGGAACTCCATGTTGACGCCCTTGCCGTTGGGCATCTCCCACTGCTTCGCGTAGAGAGCCTGGCCGGGGCGGTTCACCGTCTCGATGTAGTCGGCCGGCGCATAGGCTGTGCGGAAGAGACCGGGCACGCCGAGCGGGACGAAGCGGACCTTGTCGCTGTCCACGCCGACATTGAATCCGCCGCGGTAGTTCGCCCACATGATGTTGAAGGCCGGGAATTCGCCCCAGACGCCGTTCTGGGGGTTCTCCGCATTCAGGAAGCCGGTGCGGAGGGTGGCGGCGGCCTCGTAGCCCTTGTACGTCTCGCGGATCTCCTTGTGCTGGATCAGCTTGTCGTAGAAGGCATCACCGGCAATCCCGAGGATGCCGTTGAACGGGAGCCCCCCGAGCGTGGCGCCCATGGCACGCATGAGGTCCGCGCTCTTCTGGCGCAGCACGCCGTCCGCCGGGTTGGGGTTGTCGAGGTCCCAATCCACCTCGGTCGCCTGCGTCTCGCCCATCTCGGTGAAGTAGTTGTAGAGGACCGACCCGTCCTTATCGAGCAGCTTGCCCTGGGTCACGACAGCGAGACGATGGTACTCCTCCGTCAGCGCGAAGGACTGCCGATGATCGGCAGCGCGCTCGGCGATCGATCCGATGAGGGTCTCCACGGCCGCCTCTTCGCCGAAGGCGCGGGCATTCTGCACCTCATCCGCATAGATCGCGTCGTCGCGCTGGAAGTGCGGGACGGTCAGCGTGCGCAGCGTGCGGCGAGCGCGACCGACGGTATCGCCGGGACCGCCACGGGCACTGGCCGGGACGATCGAGATCTGGCCGTCCTTGTCCTTCTCGATTGCCACGCTGGTGGTCGGGATCGAGCGGGCGGTGAAGAGGTTGAGGCGGCTGATGTAGCCGGGGACGTAACGCACTTCACGCATCGCGTCGGTCAGGGTGGTGACCGAAAATGCGTCCTGCTGGAAAATGTCGAGCATCTTCAGTTCACCTTCAGTTGCGTACGATGATGCCGGCGGCGGCGAGCTGGGTCGCCTTGGCGGTCTTCTTCGTGTCGTCGTTGACCGTCGCCTCGTAGGCGAGGCATTTGCCGTTCACTTCGGCGTCGCGAGTGATCGCAGCGACGCGCACGTCGGCGCTGGTCGCGTCGACGCCGTGGATCGGAAGGGCGACGCCGGTCTGGCTTCCATCCGAACCGGTGGCGGGCGAGGGGACGTACTTGCCCGACGCCGTGACCTTGCCGAGCACGGTGCCCGGCGCGACCTTGCCCGAACCGGACGCGATCACGATGGTGTCGCGCGAGCGGTGCCAATTGGCCTCGCTCATGACGAACTCGCCCGGGCGGGGACCTTCAGTGAGAACAGGCATGGAGGTTTCTCCGTGTGGGGGCGGGGTTCAGGCGGCGGTGGCGCCGCGCGCGGCGTTTGCCTGTGCGAAGGCGTTCTTCCACTGCGCGTTGATGGTGGCCTTGGAGGCAGCCTTGGCCTCGGGCGACGCGACATTGTCGCCCTCAGCCTTCCGCTGGCCGTAGTTCTCGGCCTGCGTCTGGGCGTTGGGCGCCGCCTGCGCGGCGGCCGGAGCGGCGGCGGGAGCAGCGGCCAGCATCGCCTTGGCGTCGGCCACCGGCATTTCGGTGTTGAAGGCGATGTGATTGGCGAGGGCCTCGCGCCCCTTCGCCTCATCGCAGTTCATGATTTCGCCGATGCGCGCCTTGGTCGCCGTGGCGGCGTCACTAGCGATCTTCGCGGTGTCGACATTGGTGGTGTCGTCCGCCTTGGTCTTTTCAGCCATGGGAGGATCCTTTGGACTGGTTGCGACGGCGGACGAAGCCGCCTGCAGGGCCTCGCGGAGGTTCCACGAGTTCTTCTTCGCCAGCGCCACGGCCGACTTCGGCGCGTGCTGGTAGAGGGAGTAGTCGAAGGCGGTGGCCGCCTTGGCGGGCTTGGTCTCCGCCTTGGTGGCGAAGCCTTCGGCGACCGCCTGCTCGGCAGTGAGCCAGGTCTCGGCGAGCATCAGCGCGCGGCACTCGTCCTCGGATTTCCCACAGACGTCCGCGTAGATCCCGGCCAGCGAGACCGCTTCGGTTTCGAGGTACTCGATGCTTTTCTGGTGCTCGGCCGAGTTGCCAGACGTCCAAACCATGGGGTCATGGATCATCATGGTCGCGCCCTTGCGCATGATGATCTCGTCGCCGGCCATGGCGATAATCGAGGCGGCGGACGCCGCCATGCCCTCGATCGAGATCGTGACCTTGCCCTTGTGCATCGACAGGGCATTGAAGATCGCCTTGCCGTGCGAAACGTACCCGCCGCCGGAGTTGAGGCGGCAGGTTACATCCGCGTCGCGGCCGATCTCGGCGAGCGCCTCGAGCACCTCTTTGTCGGTGAACCCGTCTTCCCAGAAGGAATCGCCGACGAACCCGGTGAGCACGAGCTCACCGTTCACCAGTACAGCCATAGGTGGACCTTTCAGACCTTGAAGGGGTCGTAGCCGGGCGGGCAGGGGCGCGACCCAGCCTGAATGGCGAACCGGCGCGGGCCGCGGCCTTGCTTCGCCATGCACTCGGATTCGAGCCGTTCAATTAGCCGGCCGAACTCTTTGATGTCGGTTCGATTGAACCAGGTCTCCCGGTCACGGAACGAGACCTTTTCGACCGCCGCGCCGGCGACCATTCGCATGTAGGCGGGGCGCATCGCCTGCAGCGCGGAGCATGGATCGTACTCGGCGGCCCCGAAGAGCGCTTCGTAGTCGATCGCCATGATCAGTCGATCTTCTCGACGGACACATCGCCGTCACCGGCGTGAAGATCGGCGATCTTCTTGGCGGCCGCGCGCGAGGTGAAGGTCACCGCGATATCGCGATCGGCGTTCCAGCCCGGGACCGGACCAGCATCACAATAGAAGGCAACCTCGCGATGCCGATCGATCCGCTGCACGCGAAAACCGCGCGAATTGGCCGCCGCATCGGCCTCTGCCTTGGCCTTGGCTTCCGCCTCGGCGACGGCAGCTTTCCTGGCAGCCTCAGCTTGGGCGACCGTTTCGGCTTCAGCGTCGGCTCGCGCCTTGGCATCGGCCTCCGCATTGGCCTTGGCCTTGGCTTCCTCGTCCGCCTTGGCCTTGGCTTCCGCCTCGGCCTTCTCGCGGGCCGCTGCCTCTGCCTTGGCCGCAGCGGCAGCAGCCTTCAGTTCTTCCCGGGTCGCCATCGTGATCTCCTAATCTTCGGGGACGAAGGAGGGGTTGTCGCTCTTGTCCTCGTCGTCGCCCTGCTCATCGCGATTGAATTCTGCGCCCGGATCCTGGGGAGCATGGGGATCGGGCAAGCCAAGCTTCAGCGCAGCGTCCTTCTCGCGCTTGCGCTGACGAAGCTCGTCGTCCGGGTCGATGCCGAGAGCTTCCGAGATCCGGCTCAACGACATCACGCCCATGTTCTTGTAGGTTTCGTAGGCGCGGGCGGACTTCAGCTCATCGGCCTGCGGCTGCGCTGGGCCGTTCCACTGCGCGCTGCAGGCCTCGGACTTGTTGGCGAGGAACGCCTCATAGCCGCCGGGGAAGGTCAGGCGACCGGAGCCAATCTCGTCTTCGAGCCATGCCTCATAGACCGCCTGGCAGAAGGGCTTCACGATGAAGGCGCGTCGGCGCAGCACCACATTCCAGTTCACCGCCGTGTCCATGCGGACGGACGAATAGGTGGCCTTGCGGGAATCCAACGTGCCGGCGGTGTAGGTGACGCCGGCAACGAGGCAGAGCTCGCGCAGCAACCAGCCCATGAACTCGTCGTAGGCCGCGCTCGCCGAGGTCGACTCGTGGAACTGCAGCTCCTCGTTCGGGAAGAGGTGCCCGATCCGACCGTTCTTGTTGAGATCGATCTTCTCGCTCTCGTACCAATTGCTGCGAGCATCAGCGTATTGCGCGAGGTTGAGCTCGAGCCCCTCGTCGCCGGTCATCAGGCCCTCGTAGGCCCGGATCCCGGACAGGTCGGACTTGATGGTCGCGGCGAAGATGGTCTGGATCAGCGCCTTGGTGAGCGTGGCGTCAGAGAACTGATCGATCTGCCGAACGACCTTCAGGACCGGCGCGAGCGGAGAGATGCCGCGATAGGTCTGCAAGCCGGGCTCGAAGACATGGATGACCCGCTGGCGCCCGTCGCGGTCATAGGCGGCGTAGTCGCGATCGACCCGAATGCCCCACCGATCGGCGATTTGGATATTGTAGCTCTGCGGACAGCCCAGTGCGTCGACGGTGACGCCGTCGAACTGCCGCACGCCATCACTCTTCCGGGTCAGCCGCGACGCCGGCAGCAGGGACACCTTCGAGAAGGATCCGCCGCGCCGGCGCTGGAAGATCGGCAGCAAGGCGAGTATCTCGCCATACCAGAACCAGCCTTTGTAGGCGGCGTCCTGCTGCTGGCCGAAGCTCATCCGGCCGCCGGCGTCGCATTCGCGTGGCGTATTTGCCCAGGCGTAGAAGCGTCGCTCAACCATCCGTGCCCAATTCGCGCCGGCGTCCTCGGTCCAACCGAGGGCGTCAACATCGGGTTGGCAGGACAGGGTGAGCCCGGTGCCGACCACTGCCGAGGATGACTGGTCGACGATTCCAGCGATGAAGCCGGAGTTCTGGTAGGCGTCGATCGTACGCGCAGCCGATTGCTGCCACGCGGCGCGCACGTCCTGCGCCGTCTCCCGCAGTGCGGGCATCCATGACCGGAAGAACGGCGAGGCATTGTTTCGGAAATACGCCGTTGCGGGGGCCCGAGACGGCGCTGCCGCAGCCGCCGTCTTCTTCGCAAGCGGCCAGAACCTCACCATTTCTTCCTTCCAAGAGCTTCGCGCAGAGCGGCGTTCGGGTCGGGCCTGGGCGCGTCTGGCGCGCTCAATTCGGCTTCGCGCCGGTCGAAGTCGAACCGGCAGATGTTCCGGACCGCGATCGCGTAGCAGGAGCCGTCGAGGGCCTCGGCCTGGCGGTTGCCGATGCGAACAAACTTCGTGGTCACACGGCCGTTCTTGATCTCGACCTTGCGGCGCTCGGACGTGAACTGGACGAAGAATTCATGCGGCAGCACGTCGGCGAACTGCAGGGCGCCCGGGTCTCCCGGCTCAGTCTGCGTCGACGTGATCAGGTCCATCTTGATGCCGTCGACGCCGACGATGTGGAGCCGGGCACCGGCGCGGCGGGCGCGCTTCGAGGTGGTGGCCTTGATGTAGGGGCGAGGGCCCTCGTCGCCTTTGATCGCGACGACCTTGCGCGGGGTGCGCGGGCCGCAGAAATCGTAGACGGCCTGCGTCCGGTTGCCGTCGCCTGAATCGATCGCGGTGGCCTCGATCCCAATCTGCCCGCCGAGTGGGTGCTTCCACTTGGTGAGCAGGATGGCGTCGAGCTCGTTCCACAGCAGCGATTCCGCGCCCGTGTCGCCGCGCAAGACCTCGTGGCCGAGGAACCAGCGTTGGTCACGCGACCAGCCGAGGAAGACGATCTCTAGCCGATCCGGCTGAACGTCGACGCCGACCGTGATGTAGAGGACCAGCGCCGGGATCCGGACGTCCCAGCGCTGGGCCTCCTCGTCCCACTTCAGGCCGAAGTTGCCCGCCCTGGCCATCAGGTGGTGTTCGTTGATCTGGTCGAGAGTTGTCGACCACGGCAGGCCTTCGACGGTGTTGCGGAACGGCTGGAGACCAGACGGCCCGGCAGCCTTCGCCGCCACGAACTTCTCGGCAAGCGTTCCCCACCCGGCCGTCGGCTGTAGCGAGATCAGGGCATTCATCTTGAAGCCGGCGTGCTCCGGCACTTCCGGCTTCGTCCGCTTCCACTCGCCGTTCTCGACCATCTCGGCCTTGAAACGGTGCTCGTTGGTGCCCGCGCAGTGAGGGCAGACGACCACGGCTTCCCGCGGCTTGTCCTTCGGCCAGTCGACGTGCGCCCAGAGCATCTCGAAGAAGACGCCACACTGCGTGCAGGGCACCTCGAAGATCCGCTGGTCGCTCTCCTGGTAGCCCTTCCAGATGAAGCTCTCGCCCTCGCCGACCGGGGTCGAGCCGCGGATGAACTTCTGGTCGGGGAACGACGCCGCGCGGTTCTCGCCGAGCGTGACGGGATCACCTTCCTTGGTGACCACCATGCCGTCGACTTCGTCCCAATAGATTTTGCGCGCCCGATGCGAGCGCATGTTGCGCGGCGCATTCGTGCCGAGCACCTTGAGCGTTCCACCGCCAGTGAACGAGCGGACGGTGAGGGTGTTCCTGCCATCGAAGCGGCCAACGCGCATCTCCGCCTGCAGGGCCGGTGAGTTGCGGAAGCCGGGATCGATGTCCTCGACCATGATCTTCCGCGCGTCCTCATCGGTCGGGACGTAGACGATCACGGAGGTCGGATCGTTCGCGGCGTCGGCGCCGATGCTCGCGGCGAGGAGGGTGGTGTAGCCGACCTGAATCGGCTTCACGATGGTGACGCGGGTGTGGACGCGATCGCCCATCACGTCCGCGATTTCGCGCTGGAACTTCCAGAGCTTGAACCGCCGGAGCGTGCCCGCGCTGTCGATGTAAAAGTTGCCGGCAATCCAGTCCGATGACACGAGCACCGGCGGAGGACGGAACCCTCGCGCGGCGCCCAGCAGCGCCGCCTTGAGAGCCTCAGTCGACATCCGGCTGCAAGTCCTGCTTCTCAGCACCGGGCACGGGGCCGGTGCCACCGATCTCGTCGGCGATTTCCTCGAGCGCCTCTCGGCAGACGGCCGCGATCTGCTCTCCCTCATGGGAGGTCAGGTGCGGAAGGGCGAAGCGGATCCGTGAGGTCAGCCCCAGCAGCGTGCCCTTGGTCTTGGTGGCGATGCGGGTCCAGCCGTCCTTCACCTCCTCGAAGGTAAGCACGGTGCGCATCTCCCTCTGAAGAGCGAGCTGCTCTCGCTGCTTCTGGACCGCCGTCAGTTCGGCGCGCTCGTCGGTCAGCGACTTTCCCGTGGGCGTGCCGGCGCGGCCGGTCGCCTGATCGCGCAGGTGCCGGTGATACCGGTGCAGGCTGTCGAGGAGCCGATACTGTCCGCGATGCGTGCGAGCGAGGACACCGCGCGCAGCGAGATCAAGCATGGTCCGGCGGCTCATGCCCAGAATGACCGCCATTTGCGCGCCGGTGACCACCTCTGGCAGCGTGGCGAGAAACTCTTCGCTCTCGAGGCGCTGCTCGCCCTTCGGGGTGCCCTTCGGCATCGGTCAGGTCTCGAAGACCTTCGCAACGTGACGCAGCGCGCGCGCGGCGAGGTCGCTCTCGACGAGACGCTCCATCGCCGGGCGTGCCGGCATGTCCGGACGCAGCAGTTCGTTCGGGAGCAGGGGGCCCCACACTTTCCGGATGGGGAAGCGCCCCTTGCCGGTGCGGCGGTAGATGCGCCCGCCAAAACGCGGCACGATGAACGTGCCCTCATAGGTCTTGCTGTTCCAATCCTCGGCCGAGGCACCGGGAGCGGAGCGGGACCAAGAGCGAGAGGTCAGCTCGCCGAGGGGGACGCTCTGGTCGCGCACCTGCAGCCGGCCAACGATGCTGCCGCTCGTGAAGCGGATGCGCGTGGCGCCGCCGACGCGCCCGCCCGGGAGCTTGGTCTGCGCCGAGAGCAAGGTGACGGCCTGACGCTCCTGCAGACGCAGGTGCTCGCCCATCGCACGCGACAGCCCGCGCTTCATCTCTGGTGTGTTGCGCAGGGCAAGCGCCAGGGTGGCCAGCGCCTTTCGGCCTGCCTTGTCGACCTTGAACTCGATCATGGGTGCTCGCAAAGGGGTGGCCGGCGCGCCTCGCCGCGGAGGTCTGGCTCCGCCCGCGGGTCGTCAGCGCGCCGACATCGGGGTCAGACGACCGAAGCGTGATGACGCTCCGAGCCTGAATTCTGAAGCGAGCCGCTGTTTCCGATCCTATGTCCAAGGATCGGCGTGGCTTCGGGGCCGAAACTCTGACGGGCGCCGTAGGACGTTGGCGTCATTGTCAGTGGCGGCCTCTCGCGGCGCTCCACGTCTGAATTGTCGGGCTTGTAGCCGTCGTCAGACGCGCCGTTGCCCGCCGGCTTCGCTGGTTTCGCAACGCCCCATCGCTAAAGCCGGAAGAGCAGCGCGCTAGGCGGGGTGCGCCCCGCCAGTGGTTTGGCGGGCCGAAGCCCGCCGCTGGGAACTCACCCGGCGACGGGCGCCTTGGCGTAGTCCTGAACCTCGTGGACATGGAGATCCATGCCGCTGTGGATGTGGAACGTCCGCTCGGTGTTCGCCTCGACGCGCTCGGCGCCGGAGAGCGGCTCGCCCGTCTTGGGATCCTTGCGCGTGACATCCACAGGCCAGCCATGATTGGCCTTCACGACGACGGTCGTGGTCATGATGCTTCCTTTGGTGATCGAGAGGAGGCGTGACACGGATCGGATATTCCGTGACGCGATCGTAGGTGAGCGTGACGAAGCCAATCGCCCTACTTAATAACCAACGATGAGCCCTATGAAGGGGATACCGAGTTGGTGGTTGGAGCGCCGCCCTGACGGCGCGCTCACCTCAGTCCCTGGCACAGCGACTTGGTCAGTTAGCTATATCCGCAGGTCTCACCGTTGCCGCACGAAGAGAAGCCCGGAAAAGTAACATCCGTCAACACGACCTGCTGTTGCAGACGCGGTTTTTTCGTGGCCGATACCTCCAGATTTAAGAGTCTGTTTCTCCTGCCCTGCCATGAGGTTACGCGAAAAATCGAACGTCAGAAACGGCGAGTCGCTTAAAAATCGTGGACAGGGCTTGACGGGTTTACGCCGCGGCCCTGCTTCTGCCGCCGGCTTGGCGCCGCTGGATCGCCCGTTCGCGCTTCGCCGCCAGACGACGGCGGCGGCACCGGGGACCATTCCCCGCGGCAGGTTTGCCTCGCCGACGAGGCCGCGCGGGGATCAGTTGGTCTGCGGCTACGATGTGCGTGGGTGTCGTGACGATCTCGCCCCGCCGGCGAAGATAGTGGATCAGCAGGTAGACCCGCCGGCCGCCGAACCCGCACTCAGAGATCTTCCGCATCGCTCGCAGCCTGGCGCGCAACTCCTCGCGCTCCAGCACCGTCTCCTCGCGCAGCATCTGCCGGATTTGGCCCAGCACAGTACGGGCGTTCGCAGCGGCGCTGGGCGCGCGCTTGCCTTCACATTTCGACATCGAAGTTCCTCGCCAGATAAGGACGTCGATCAGCAGCAGAAGTGATTGATGCCATTCATCAATCGCGCCCAGACCATACCAAGGATCAGCACCACCAATCAAGGAATATCGTCCGTCGAACCGGGCATGAATAGGAATGCAGTCGGTGGTGAGGGGCTCTTAGAGCCGAAATTCGCCGAGATGTCGGGGGCGACGAGGTCTCCCGCTCCGCCGGGGCGCGCGTACGGTCCCTAGTCTTCGCCGCTGACGCCCGTCGCGCCTCCCGGGGCCAGTCCGCTGCCTCAACCCCGCTCCTTGCCGTCCTGCGCGCTCTCTATGGCTCGCGCCTCACGCCGAACCATCCAGCACCAAGCACCGCACCCCATGCGTACCCGGTCATCACATGCCCCCGCGAAATGGGCCTGCCCCGTGCCTCGCTTCTCGCGTGCCCGGCTCGTGTCCGCCCTGTCATCTGGCCACGGTGCCAGGCGAACGAGTGACAGCGCGCGCGGAGCGCTTCCCTATGCCATGGGTGCGCACGGATCGCCCGGACCATCAGAGGCACCCCATGCCCCGCCTACCGCCCCTAGCAGGGCAGGGGATGCAACGCACATGCAACCGCATGCACGCCATGCCATGCGGCCCGATGTCGAGACGATGCGGCGCTTTGTGCGTGCCCCCACGACTGAAAATAAATGCAGGAAAGTTTGTTTTCCTCGCCCATAGAGTTGCAAAACAACTCCCAACATGCGACACTCTCTTATCGAAACAGACGGCAATTGTGCCAAAGGAAAAGACCAATGAACCCCGCCGCACCCATCCCGCCGGCCAAACCCATCCCGCCCGCTGCGCCCCACATTCAAGCCGCCGCGCGGCGCATCTTCAACGGCAAGAAGTTCGCCACCAACGTCGAATGTCTCCGGGTGCTCTACAGCCTCGATATGGACGCGGCGGGCTTCGCCCGCATGTTCGGGGGGGATGTGAGCATGGGGCAGGGTGCAATGTCCCATGCCACCTATGCGGAGGTCCGGGCGGTTCAGATCGAAGTCGAGGAGCTGCGCGCCCGCCGCGACATGCTCGCCGATCATTGGGCGTGAGGGCGTCATGGACAGCGCATTTCCTACCGCCCGCTACCCGTCTTACACCACGGCTGAACTCGGAACATTCATCGCTGAAGGTCGCGATTCCAAAGGCTGGATGCGGGACGAGATCGAACGGCGCGCGGCCGTCGCCGCTGGCGATATGTCTCGATCCACGGCGGGCGAACGGCTTTATGCGGCGCGCGAAAGGGCTTCGCGATGAACGCTGCGGAGCGGATCCAAGCGGACGCACTCGCCAATCCGGCGCGCAACGACACGGCCCTGTTTACGGCAGTCCGTGCGCTGGGCCTGACCATCCGCAAGCGCGAGGGCAAATATCGGATCACGGTTCCGGGCCTTCCGCCAGCACGTGCCGAGGCGGTTGCGGCCTACACCAACGACCGGGCCGACGCATGGGGAACGGCGCAATTCATGGCCGCCGAATTCAATCTCGCCTGAGCCTTCCGCTTTGCCCATGCCGTGCGCGTGGGCCTTGCCGAGTGCTCGCAGGACCGTGCTGAACGGGCCAAGGGGTAATCGCCGCGCCGGCCGGATGCCGGCTCCGAAAGGGAGGTTGCCGCCATGGTTTGGTCGGTCTCCCTGCGCTGGAAAACGAAGAGGGCGACGGTCTGCATAACCATCGCCCTCGGGTTCTTCTGAAGCAGGCGCCGGGGGAGCAATCCCCCGGTTGCCCGGAAAAGATAAGCCCGGCGCCCGCCGGCCGCAAGCCCGTCAATCGTGACACAGAGAAAGGGATTCCCATGCCGACCATCGTTGACCGCAAGACCCGTGACGCGACCGCCGACGCCCGCAAGCGCCTTCTGCGCATGGCGCGGCAGGGCCGCATCGCGGTCAAGCACATGGCGCTTTCTGACAGCTTCATTCACGCGTGACGCTGGCATGTACCGCGCCGCCGTGATCCTCGCGGGCGCGCTGGCCGTGGCCTATGCCGCCACCTGCGCGCCTTCCCCGCCCTCGATGCCCCTGCACGACCGGCTGGCCGTGCTGGCGCAGTCCGGATGCACCACTGACAGCGTGTGCGAGTTACGCGCGGCCGAGCTGGGCATAGATCCCGAATACGCCGCCGCGCCTTCCGATGCGCTCATGCAGGATTGCATGAAGGGCGATACCGCGGCCTGCCTCTACCTGGAGGCCGGGCACCGCGCCGAATGCGCGAATGACTTGGGGCACGACGACTGCGCCGTGTTCAGGGACGACAACAACCGCTGATCCACCCCGGCAATTGTGCCGAATTGAAAGAACCAGCCATGAGCACCTTTGACAGCGACGCCGCGCTTTCCGTCTGTGGAGTACCCGGCCGCCTGACGCACCGCACCACCAAGCCCGGCCCAGCGCCCGGCCTCTGGTTCCGCCAACGCTGGATAAGCGAAGCGCGCTCGGTCAACGGCTATGGCTGCCCCGCGTCCATGCGGGTTGAAATGCGCTTCGACGACGACCCGAGCAATGGGCACAACACATTCGCCATCACTGCCGAGGTCTGGGCGGACAGCCGGCGGCGGCGCGACGACATGCTCGCCGGGGGCTGCATGCACGAAGAGATTGCCCGCGTATTCCCGGAACTCGCGCACCTGATCCGCTGGCACCTTGTGAGCACGGACGGGCCTATGCACTACGTCGCGAACACCGTCTATTTCGCTGGCGATCGCGACCACAACGGCCTGCGTGCTGGCGAGCGTCGCGCACTCGTCAACGGCAAAACGAAGCTGCCGGTGTGGGAGTTGGTCGCCGTCACAAGCGGCCCGCACGGCGAGGGCGTCAAAATTTCCGACACGGCTACCGGGCGCGAGTACATCGGCGCGGAAACCGTCCCGCTTTTCATCCTGACGAAAGACCACGACGGCGAGCACCCGCCGGCAACTCCCCGTCTGGAATGGCGGCGCAGGTTCCGCGTGGGCGAAGGCAAGGCGCGCGAGCTCGACAAGGCGCGTAATGCGGCCGTGTGGCCGGACGCCACGGACGAGGAATTGAGCCGCGAGCCTGCCGACCTGCGCGCCGCGCTTGTCGCTCGCCTTCCTGCCCTGCTTCAGGCGTTCCGCGCCGACATGGAGGCAATCGGCTTCCTCTGGTCGCCGGAGGATTTCAGAGCGGCCGAAGACGGGGAGGGCTGAACGATGCTCCTCCCTCTCTACCTCCGGCGCGAGCCGACCACGGACCCGGTCTTGCGCAAATATGCGCCGGACGCGCGCCGCCCTGACGTCGTCGCCTACCGCGACGCGGAATGCACCCGCCCGGCCGGCCGCTGGCCGTGGCACTACAAGCGCCCGGACCGCCGGAACCGCTCCATCGTCCTCAACTGCTACCGCTGGCGCGCCGTGTGGCTGCCGCCGCTGCTGGAGGCCTGACCATGCCTGTTGTAACCGATCACATTCGCGGGCCGTGGCGCGCCGAAGGCTGGGAAAACCTCGTGGTAAACGATGCCGACGGCAACACCGTCGTGTGTTGCCCCGGCGGCTCCCGTGGCGCGACGCTCGACCAGCTCCAAGCGCGCGCCGCGCTGATCGCCGCAGCGCCTGAGACGGCGCGCCATAGGGACGCCCTGATTGACGCGCTGCACGACCTTCTCACGCGCCCGACCGACGCGGCGGCGCGGCTGCGCGCCAGAGCCGCCATCGAGGCCGCCAGTGTGCCCGCCGATCCTGCTGCGGAGGCATTGCGCCGGGCCGAATCCTTCATCGCCGGCTTCGAGGACGACGAAACACAGGAAGGCATTGCGGACCTACTGGCGACGATCCGCGCGGCCATCGCCGGCGCGCCCGCTGATCCCGTCCGCGATGCGGCCGGCGACATGCTGGCGCTTCTGAAAGGCGCACTCGAAGCTTGGCCCGAGATCGACACCGACGAAGAAATCAACGGCGGCGATATGGTCGAATGGTTCGGTGACTTCGCTGAACGCGCGGCCGGGATCATCGCCAAAGCGGAGGGCCACGCCAATGGCTGATATCGAGGGAATGACCGTCGTCTATTCCGGCGGGCCCGTGGCGTCGAACAATGGCCGCGTGGGTGTCGTGCTCGGCATCGTCCGCAATGGCTGGGTGGACGTGCAATTTGACGGCGACGCGGCGCCGACAAAGTGCGCGCCTGACTTCCTGCACCCGATCCGTAACAGCCCGGTGCGCGTTGCGGCGCCCCACATGCTGGCTGCGCTCAAGACGATCCGGGATGACATGGAGCGCCTCGGCATCCATCGCTACTACAACGCGACGCGCGGCGAGGGTATCGGCGGCGCCTTTCGGGAGGTCGTGGACGCCATCGCGAAGGCGGAGGGCCGGGCCGATGGCTGACACGCTCAAGGTCTTCGCCGTCGTGATCGCCTGGTGCGACAGCGACTCCGATCAAGGCGATTGGGGCACCTATGTCCGCGCCCGAAATCACCCAGAGGCGAAGAAGCTGGCCCGCCTCGCCATGCGCGCCGATTACATCGCCAACGAAGTGCCCGAAGGCGACGACCCGAACGCCTGGTGCGACCAGCATGAGGGAAGGACGGCTTCGGCGGGCGCGTCATTTCCTGCGACGAGGGCGCGGCCTGGCTTGCGCCGAATCTTGAGGCCGCGCTGCGCGCGCTGCTACGGGAAGTCGACGAGATGGCTGCACGCGCTGGCTGGGCTGGCAACGGCGCCCGGGACGAAGCCCGCAAGACGCTGGCAGAGATCGACGCCGTTGAGGGCGCAGACGCCATCTATGCCAGCGCCGCTCGATCTGTCGGTTGGGAGCTTAGCGGCGACGGCCCGATCTGGTGGCACACCTCCCACGGCTCTTGGAAGAACGCGGCGAGCTGGGGCCGGACCTATGCGACGGCGCACGAGGTGATCGCGAGCGCGGACTATCCCGAATATCAAGGCGCCGAGGAGGGCGACAACCATGCCTGAGCACCCGAACGTTCGGCGCTTCCTCGACCTGTCGACGGCGCATATGAAGCCGCGCACGCGCGCCGAATGGGGGCTCGCCGCGCCGGGCCACGTCCACCCCACCGAGTACGGGTTCTTCGTCTGGGCCGGCGACCACGAAGACGACGAGACGGACGAGGGATGGCCTCCAGAGGTCACCGCCTGCCGGCGCTTCGCCCGGTCCCTCGGCTGCGACTACCTGCTGTTCGACGGCGACGCCGACACGGTCGAAGGACTGGAGGTGTTCGATGACGAGTGAGCGCACCGATGGCGGCCCGGCTTTCCCCCAGCACGTCGCGCCGGCTTACCGGCAAGAGCCTGAGATTTGGGGCATGTCCCTGCTCGACTGGCACGCCGGCCAGGCGCTGCCGGCGGTCATCATCGCCACGTCCGCGGGCCAGCATATGCCCACGATGCGCGCCGGTGACGACCACATTCGGGACGCCATCGCCCGCGACGCCTACGCCATGGGCCGCGCCATGCTGGCGGCGCGAAAGGGATTCGTCTTCACCGACGCCGAGCTCTTCAACTGCTGGTCCGGCGGCAAGGGCCCCACACGGGAGGAGGTGGCGCGCTTTGACTGGCTGGAAGTCGGCGGGTGCCGCGATGTCCATTCGGAGGAGGGTTGGACGGAGGAGGAGCGGGCGCGCTTCGGTACGTGCGTGGAAGGCTGCGACGACGCTGACGCGCAATTCTGGTCCGTCTACGGCCACTATCGCCCGACCGACACGCATGCCGGGTGCGAGTGCATCACGGACGGCCCGGCCGGCGACAAGGCGCGAGCATGGGCGATTGCGGAGCACCTCGGCCAGCTCTGGGGCTTGCCGGTGAAGGCGCGATGAGCAGCACCCGCTCGCCGCGTTGAGGCCCGACATGGAGCGCCTCACCTTATTAGCTCGTGGCCGGACATGGGAGCCGGCGCCGGCCCGCGAAACCGCCGCGTCTCCCGCCATTGAACGACCGCCAATTGTGGCAAAGCAAAAGGAGAACACCCGCATGACCACCACCATCGTTTCCCGCGCCGACCTGCGTCCCGCCGTTGCTATCGCCAGCGACATCGTCGCGCGGCGGACGAGGGACGCCATCCTCGCCAACGCGCTCTTGACGGCACACCCCGAGGGCGGCGCCATGCTTCGCACGACGGATCTGGATCGCCAGGTGACCGTCCGCCTGCCGGAGGCCTGCATCGACGAACGGTTTGCCACCACGGTTCCGATTCACGCGCTGAAGACGGTTGAAGGTAAGGCGCCGCCGACCGATCACGTCGCGCTCGACGTCGACGCCGCCGGTGGCAACGCGCTCGACTTCGAGGGGCTGCGCGTGAGCATGGCGGGCCTCCCGGTGGAACAGTTCCCCGAAATGAAGGTCGAAGGGGAAATCCACGCGCAATTCGATATCGCCAGCGCCGCGCTACGCGAAGGTCTGGAGGCCATCAGCCTCGCCATGTCGACGGAGGAGGCGCGGTACTATCTCAATGGCGTATTCATGCACCCCATCCCGGAGGGCGGCGGGATCCGCTTCGTCGCGACGGACGGGCACAAGCTCGCCCTGCACGACATTCCGATGGAGGGTGCCGGGGCCGGCTGGGGCTGCATCATCCCGCGCCAGACAGTCGCCTTCCTCATCAAGGTGCTCAAGTCCAAGGGCGTCGCCACCACCGCGCGCGTGCTCGTCAACACCGTCAAGGCGGCGATCACGGTCGGCAATGTCGACGTCATCACCAAGCTGGTTGAAGGCACCTATCCCGACTATGGCCGCGTGATGCCGCGCGAGGGCACCACCTTCGCCGTCGTCGACCGCAAGGCCATGATCGCAGCGGTCAAGGCCGTGTCGGCAATCCAGTCAGAGCGCGGCCGCGCGGCGCGGTTCCTCATCGAGGCCGGACGGGTGACGCTCTCCGTCAGCAATCCCGAAATGGGCAGGGCCGAAATGGCTGTCCCGGCCCTCGTCACCGGCGACGAGCTCCACATCGGGTTCAACTCGGCATACGTGCTGGCGATCCTCGATGCCACCGATACGGAAGCGGTCGAGTTTCGGTTCGGCGACGCTGGGTCGCCGGCCGTCGTCCAGGGCTGCGGCGCTGCCACCCGCTATGTCGTCATGCCGATGCGCGTGTGATGGCGGCGGAAAGCCATCGCGCGGGCTGGGAGCGGGTGCCATACCCGTTCCCGGTCGGCACCAAGGTCGAGGGCGTCGACGCCGCAGGCCAGCGGTTCGCCGGCACGGTCGACGCGATCATCGGCCCCTACAGCGTCCGGGTCGACGGGGTCGGCACGCCAGTGAGCATGATCACGACCGTGCCAAACACTGCTCCCATTAGCGCTGCCGTAACGGGCGACGAGCTAGACTATTTCGAAGGCAATTAAAGCTGCGGAGGACGAGAATGGAACAATCGGGTTTGGACGCCAAGCGATGGCATGTCGTTGTGCTCAGACTTTCGACGGGCAAAGAGCATTACGTTTTCGACGGCAACGATTACGACAGCGCCGTCTCCAGATGGAACAATTACCAAGCGGATGTGGATGTGCTCATCGTCGAAATCGAGGAGTGGCAGCTCGTCGACGAATCGGTTTGGCATCCGGTCGTTGTCAGACGGCAGTCGGTCCGTCGACGCTCGGACGGCATGATGGTCGAAACCGCCGGCAAACCCGTTAAGATGACACGGGGTGGCGAAGCGACGGCGAAGCTGCGAGAGTTCTCGACCGACTGAATCGGCTCCTCCAATTGTGGAGAACCAAAAGATGCGAGTCGATCTCGCCCCGGGCCACGGCATCGCCCTCAAGTATGCCAACCGCCACGGCCTCGTTACCGGCACCACCGGCTCCGGCAAGACCGTCACCCTGCAGAAGCTCGCCGAGGGCTTCGGCGCCGCCGGCGTGCCGGTCTTCGCCTGCGACGTGAAGGGCGATCTGTCCGGCATTTCCACGGGCTTTCCGGCCCGGTTCTGGGATATCTTCGGCGAGCAGGGGATGCCCATCAAGACGTCGGTCGACGAGATGGGTCCGGACCTGGTGGCGCGGCTACTGGGGCTGAACGTCACGCAGGAAGGCCTCCTGCACATCGCCTTCCGCTGGCTGGCCGATCCCGATTTCCACCCCGGCCCCGCCTACATGATGGACATGAACGGGCTGCGCGCCAGCGTGACCGACATGCTGGACCACCGGGAAGAGTTGCGGATCCGGCACGGCAACGTCACCGCCACGTCGGTTGGCGCCATCCAGCGCTCAATGCTGGTGCTGGAAGGGCAAGGCGGCGGTCACCTCTTCGGCGAGCCATCGTTTCGGGTTGAGGATTTGCTCGCCACGGCACCAGACGGGCGCGGCATCATCAACCTGCTGGCCGCCGATCGGCTGATGGATTCGCCGCGCACCTATGGCGCTTTCCTGCTGTGGCTGTTGCTGCGCCTGTTCGCGATCCTCCCGGAGGCCGGCGACCTCGACAAGCCGAAGCTGGTCCTGTTCCTCGACGAGGCGCACCTGCTGTTCGACGGCGCTTCCAAGACGCTGCTGGAGACGATCGAGCGCACCGTCCGCCTGATCCGCTCCAAGGCTGTCGGCGTCTACTTCGTGACGCAGCACCCGCTCGACGTGCCGCCATCGGTCCTGTCACAGCTCGGCAACCGCGTGCAACATGCGCTGCGCGCCTTCACCCCGCGCGACGCGCGCCGTGCGCACCGCGGCCGAGACCTTTCGTCAGAACCCGACCATCAACGCCGAGCGCGAGATCACAGAGATGGGCACGGGCGAGGCGCTGGTGTCCTTCCTCGACGCCACCGGCGTGCCCAGCGCCGTCGACAAGATCAAGGTGGACATGCCGGCCGCGCACGTCGGGCCGATCAAGTTCGCCCAGCGGATGGAGATGATCCGCCAGGATCCGCTCGCCGAGCGCTACGGCGCGACCTTCGCCAACCGAGACGAGATGTTCGCCGCCTTCCGCGCGCGGATCGAGAGCAACCAGGCCGAACAGGCCGCGAAAGCAGAGGAGGTCCCGTCATGGCGCCGCGCTTCGAATACGACCGCCTCACCGCTGACCAGTTCCGCGCCGGGCTCCGCGACGCCGACATGACGCCGCAGACCTTCGCCCGGATATTCGGCACCCGGCTGGAGGTGGTGGAGCGCTGGCTCGCCGGCACGCAGGACATCCCGCCGTGGACCGCGCCTGTGCTGCGCATGCTCCAAGTGCCGGCCGCCGTGGCGGCGGCGCGGGCGGCGGCGGCGGAGATGATCCGGGGAGACAATCTGCGACCGGAGTTGGGGACTTACCCCTACAAGCGCCTCGACATGATCCACGGTGAAGGTAATCTGTAGTGCCATCATTTCTAGGAGGGCGTTGAAGTGGAAAATGAGCAGCAACCGGCTCCGCAGCCGACGCCCCAGGGCGGTCCCACCACTGGACAGACGTCCTCGGGCGGAGAGACCCCAGCGGGGGGCACGTGGGCTCCACTGGATCGCTTAGTACAGCGCCAGGAACGGCCGGTCATCTCCGACCGCTTCACGGAGGTCACGATCCGCAAAGATTAGCGACGCGTTGGATGTAGATAAAGGCCGCCGCAGATGTCGCGGCGGCAATCGGCGACAACAAAAGAGCGCCGCGAGCGCGCTTCATTTTGTGAGATAACTTTTCAATTAGAGAGCAATTTTCGTTAATTGAAACCTCGGATACCCTTAGAAATTCCGATAGTATATCGGACTTGCTTCGCGCCGTCTGAACAAGAGCTAATCTCCAGAATTCGACCTCGCGCCCCGGCAGCGATAGCGGCGTCGACGAAAGAACGCCTACACAAAAAATACTTCCGACGACCAAAGAGCAACAGGCTCCAGCCAGCGCCGAGGACGCCGCGCCCGGTATGATCGTGTCTGGGGCGAGGCCGACGGCAACGCCAGATGCGCAACCCACGGCGAGGGTCGAACATGTCCCCAATAGAGAAAGGGCCTGCGCTTCGAAGGCGCGAACGTGATCCACAGTCGCGCTGTGTCTTGCGCGAACGTCTTCGAAGGCAGCTTCTACCAGTTCCACTTCGTCCTCCGCCTGGCCCCACTCTTGACGGTAACGATTGACCTGCGCAACCTTACCGCGCGGGAGGCTGCCATGTTGATCGTCGTTCTGGGTTTCATCGCCCTCATTTGCGTCTTCGCAACGTTCAAGATTCTCGGCAACTGGTTCCTGCCGGCACACGTCGCAGCGGGAATCGGACGGGCTGTCGACAACACCATGAATTTCGTCGGGAAGCTCTTCGTGGTGGCCATCGGCCTAAGCGTGCTTTGGGCGCTTGGTTTCCTGATCTATTCCCACTCGTAACGGATGCGATCCGATAATGATGAAGCCCGCTCTTCTTGCCGCGGCGCTCTGCGTCGCCGGTCCGTCCCTAACATCGGCCGACTCCATCGATTTCGCGACCCACCTCGGCAATATGCTTGCCTCGGAGAACCTGTGCGGGCTTACCTACCGGCCGGAAGCAATCGAGGCACTGATCGCCAAGAAGGTGAAGGCTGACGATATCGAGTTCCCCACGACGCTGAATCTCATGACATCGGGAAGCGAGTATCGAATCCGCGACCTGACCGCCTCAGCGAAGGTCGCCCACTGCTCTCAGGTTCGGCGCGCCGCGAAGGCTTACGGTTTCATCGAGTAGGGTGGCGGGAATGTCGAGCCTCATCGGAGATCCGATATGGCCAGTCCTGCACCATATTGCAGGGACCGTAGGGGCCGCCGTCGGCCACGTCTGGAGCGGCATCGTCAACATGGATGCAGGTGATTGGGCGGGTTGGGCACAGGCAGTTGGGGCCGTCATCGCGATCATTGTTGCGTTTCAACAGGGGCACGCCGACACGCGGGCGAGGCTCGAAGACCGGGTTAGGGCGGAAGCTGAGGACCGAAATCACCGCGTTATCAACTATGAAATAGCAGCAGATATTTTTAAATCTATTGCAGAACAAGCCTCTGATTTTATCGCGTTCGTTCAACAAGGTCATCTTCGAATGCACCGTTCATCAGACCCCTTGTTTTCTCTTAATTCCTCACTTTCACTACTTGACCGCCTAATGGTGGAGCGGCTGCCGTCAACCAACGCAGCGATAGATGTCCAAACCATGCGCCTTATTGGTTACAGTATCCGGTCTGATATGCAGCTCATGTTTAATGAAGCCAAGCACCTAAGAGATAAATCCTTAGTTCCTCAGCAGATGGTTGATGTAGTGGCAGAAGCTATCGAATTGGCAAACGTTGCCCGCGGTGACGATGGCCCGATTAATATGGCGCATTTTCGTGACCAGTTTGAATACTGGCGAAGGGCTCCCATCCCTGTGTTGGGCGAGTAGGGGTTGGGAGTTATTCGCCGAGGTCGCTTCCATTCCACCAGCTCGGCGGGTCAGCCTCCGATCCGGTCGCAAAAATTAGCACGGCGCCTGGAACGATCCCGCGCCGAGCGCGCTGGTCCCATTTCCGATGAATGAAATCGGGCGGCCCCCAGATCCGGACGGTCGACCAGAACTCGTCGCCGCGGAATCCGACGAAGTGCCATACGGCACCGATCATTCGGCCCTGCATGCATTGGATGATTATTTCGGGTCAGTCATAAAACGTCGATGCAGCTCGCAGGTGGCTGTAGGTTCGCCTGACGATAAATATGTTTCGAAAAATGACTTACGGCGCACAAAGCGAAATGATTCGCACCCGTTCACAACAGAGAATATGCGACCCACACGAGACCAGTCATAAAAGGCGTATTCTCGATATCCTAGACGAGACACAAGCACTCCATTTTCCATCGTCTTCAATAATATCCATCTCGGCCTTGATGAAGTGTTACTCTCAGACTCAATTTCGACATACGGCCCTGACTCCTTATTCATGTCTTTATCGGCTCCCCATGCCCCAAACATCAGAGAATACGCCAACACTAAGGGAGAAAAATAAATAACCTTGTCGACTCCGACTAGCTGCGATCGGTTGATATAAAATATATTCACTGCGTTGATTGTGCTTGCAATTAATAAAGCGAGAGCTGAAATAAATGAGCTCATGTCATCAGCGATTGCCATAACCAGTGCTATCAGAATACATAAAAACACCACCACGACAGACGATATGCGTGGAGCCACTGATAATAGAGATACAATAATTCTATTTTTCGTAATAGTCAAAATCGCATCAGCCGAATTTCCAAATAAATAAATTATCGACAGAACAATAATTGCCACTAGGGGCATCCATAATAAACCTAGTCTAAGAAAGTCGCTAACGGACAAAATAGAAATAAAACGATAGTCAAGTTGGAAAAAATATCCGACTTCATATGCTATTGAAACAATTAAAGACAGTGTCGATATGGCGATAGCCAATTGAGCCGCCCGGCGTACCTGACTCTCGAGATTCATCCCGTCGAACTCCGTCATTCGTAGCAAACCTAGCATGCCACTGATCATTCTGCCGGAGAACGGTATTGTCCCCACTATTCGAGGCTATCGAACTTTTGAGAGTGGCGATCGCGGGCGGCTGCCTCCAGTGATTGCTGCGTCAGCCCGTAGACGATGAGCGCTAGGGCGCGGTCGCGGCGGGCGATGGCAGTCCGGTGAATCAAGCCCAGCTCTTTCGTCACCTTCTTCCACGGCCGGCGCGTGGCCTTGGCGAGCAGCCAGGTATTGAGGGCGCGGCGAACGTGCTCGAGCGGGACGAACCGGGGGATCCACGCCAGCGCCTCGTCGGCTTCACGGATCTCATCGCTGGTAGCGCTGATCGTGGGGCGGTTGCGCTCGCGGTCGCCGTGCTCGCGCTCCCACGCCTCCTGCGTCTTCTGGTACCAGATGTCGATACCCGAATATTCGTAATCCGGCATGGCGCGGCCATAGCCACCCGGGCCGGCGCGGCGGGTGGTGCGCTGGACCAGCTTGATGGCTTCGACCAAGCGGTCCTTGACCGTCTCGAGGTCCCACTCCTCCCCGACACCGGCCGGGCTCGTCGCCACCAGCGCGGCCATGGCCTGCACGTCGGCGTCCGTGACGCCTTCGTCGTCTTCCGTGACATCGATTTCGAATTGCGTGACGCCGCCCATGGATTTCGCTTCCTTCACTGCCCAAAGCCGCTCAAGAAGTCGGCCTCGTCGTCCGCCGACAGGTTTGCTAGTGAGCGCTCTTGCTCGGTGGGCGCGGCCTGCTTCCTCTCGCCGCCCATCGACATCCCCTTCACCGGCTTCCCGGTGATCCAGAACCACGCGAGGTTGCTGCCGGGCGCCTCGTGGGAACCGATGATGCCGTACTGGACCATGCGGTCATGGGCGCGCTTCCAGCGCTGCCGGAGCGCATCCTTCTTGACCTCTTCGTCGCCCTCCTCGCCGGCGGAATAGCGCGACCAGAAGAGCTTCTTCACCGTGTTGACGGTGACCGCCTGCGTGATCCGTCCGGGGCAGGGCAGGTCGGTCGGCGGGGTCTGGCCGTCCTGCTTCATGGCGTCGAGCACGCACTGGAGGAACTGCCGATCCCGTTCGCTGGCGGCGAACCCGCCGTCCGCCGGGCCGGAGACGTCGATGTCCTGGTTCGGCGGCACGCAGACGCAGGACGTGACTGGCTTCCCCATCTGGTCGCGCCCCACCTCGACGGCGCGCAGAACGAACGGCCATGTGGCGCCGGCCTCGGCGTCCTTCTGCTTCGTCACCTTGGCGTAGCGGATCTGGCGGCCGTCCTCGTCGACACGCTTCTCCGAAAGCTCGACCGAGACGACATTCTCGACGTTTGCGAAAATCGCGGTGTGGCCGCGCGGCTTGGTGCCGCCGGCATTGGCGTGGTGGACGATGGTCACCGCGACGCCGAGCTCTTCCGAGATGCGCGTCGCGCGGGCGAGGACCGGGGTGATGTCGCGGGCGCTGTTTTCGTCCGCGCCGGGCGTCGCGGCGGAGAACGTGTCGACGACGATCAGGCGGAGCGGCACGCCAAACTCCTCCATGAAGAGCTCGTTCCAGTGCCGCCCGTCCTCGATCAGCGAATTGGTGTCGTCGTCGCCGGCGAAGAGGTTGAACTTGCCGGGGAGGAAATTGAACGGGATGTCGGCGCCCGCCGGCACCTCGTTCCAGGAGCGGTAGGCCCGCAGGCGCTTCTTGATGCCGCCGCCGCTCTCCGCCGCGATGTAGAGCACGCCGCCCTGCACCGTCGGATGACCGAAGAACTCCTCGCCGCGCGCGACGCACATGCCGTACTCGACCGCGAAGAAGCTCTTGCCGTGCTGGCTCGGTCCAACGATCAGCGACACCGCGCAGGCGGTGAACACGTTGTAGACGAGCCATTCGCTCTCGGCGCCGGCGGCGTCCAGGTCGCGCCAGCGCACCGTGCGGAGCTTCGGCCGCCAGGCCGCCTTGATCTCTTCCTCGTGCTGATATTCGAAGGCGTCGGCCTCCATGAGGTCGTCGTCGACATCGGTCATGACGCCTTCCCCCGCACCGCCAGCACGTCGTTGAAGTCGGCGCCGACCGGCGCCATGTCGTAGAGCACCTTCGCCCCTTGCCTTTCAAAGCGCCGCCCGCCCATCAGTAGCCGGGCCTTGGTCATCACCGGCTCTGAATCGCCATCGCCGAGGATGGCGACGGTTTCCACGCCCGCCGGCAGCACAATGCCCGGGCTGTCGAAGTCCGGTTCGGCCGGCACCCTCATGGGCCTGCCGCTGGGCATCCGCGCGCTCGGGTGGTCGCGGGTGACGGCGGCGCGGCCGGAGAGGTTGCCGAGCGAAACGGCGGCCGCGACGGCCCACTCCCGCCCGCCAGCCGGGCGCAGCACACGCCAGGAGCGGGACGTCTCGATCCCTTCGCCCATGGCGAGCCGAGGCCCCATAGCCGAAAGGCGAATGAGACCACCCATCTGTTCGCCAGAGATCTTCTTGGCCTTGTTCCGGCCCCGGTCGCCGGGCGGCTTCAGCTTCAGGCCGGTGCCCGCCTCGAGGAAGGTTCGATGCACGCCGATTAGTCGGCCTTGGTGGTCGCGGATCGCCGCCAGCATCACAGGGAAGTCGCCGAGCGGCTCGCGGTCCTCCGCCTCAGTGGTGGCGAAGCCGTAATAGGGCAAGCCGCGCATGAAGCGCAGGTCGAACGTCCACGAGGGGTCGACCGCAAGCCCACGCGATTCAAGGTAGGCTTGGGCCAATGTGCCGGCGATCGGTTTCGCGCGGTCGAACAGCCGCTCGCAGCGCGTCATCTCCTTCTCGCGGCGCTGACGCTCCGCCGCCTCGTCCTTCGCCCTCTTCTCTTCCGCCTCCCGCTGGCGCCGGGCCGCAACCTCGGGGTCCACCTCTTCCGCGCCGCCCAGAATGCGCACGGCCTCCATGAAGCCGACCTCTTCGTGCAGCATGACCAGCTTGAAGACGTCGCCGCCGTCGGCGCAGGTGGCGCAGACCCAGCCATCCTCCCAGCATTCGAATGAGGTGCTGTCCTTGGCCTGCGGGTCGGTGGAGTGAAGCGGGCAGGGCCCGACCATGGCGCCCTTGGCGCCGCCGCGGCGCAGGCGGACCCACTGCCCAGCCACGCTGGTCACGGGGTTCCGGTCACGGAGATCCTGCTTTTGGGCTTCGGAGATCATCGGTCGAGCCTTGGCCGATGGGCATCTCGACAGCGAAGCGGCTCGTGCTCACAATCAGAGAGGTATCCAGCGGGGAGGATTTTCTGATGACGTCGATCGATGGTGAAGTGCTCAACGCGGCCGAAGGTCTGCGCGACCTCGCCGAGACCGCTCTCATTTATGCCGGCCACTTCGCAATTCCGGAAAATTTCGCCTATGCAATTTTGCGCACCGCCCGCTCGATTGGCCCTTTGATCTCGGCAACGACAACTGGAGACCAGCCGCCTGCCGATCTGATCGCAAAGCACGCCGAAGCACTGGTGGTTCAGCTGGATCTCCTGTTGGGCCATATGGCCGAACGCGGAAAATTGAGCCCTACCGCTCTTGCTGACGCGAAGAAAACTCTGAGGATCGCTGTCGATCGCCTTTCGGAGGCGATAGAGCTCGGAAGAGCCCAGTGAAGGCTGGGGTATCTCACGCATCACTGAACTGCCTCGCAGAAGTCAGGCACTTCCACTGACAGCGCCACGGTGAGCGGCTGCACCCATATCGGGTCCGCCGAAAGCATGAAGCTCTCGCCCGCCCAGGCGAGCAGGAGCGTGCGGCCCATGACGGAGGCGATCGAGGCCGCAGCTTCCGGCGGGACCGCGTTGCCGATGCGCTCGCGCCACGCGGAATCGGACCGGCCTTCCAGGGTGAAGAGCGTCTCCGGATCCACGAGACTCTGCAGAGCGGCGAGCTCCAGCGTCGTGAAAGGCCGGTGCCAGGTCCCGTCGAGCGCCCGGATGACGGCGACAAGGTTCGTGCTCGCTTCCGGCAGCGCCGCGAGCTCGGCGAGGACAGCGTCCGGCGCGCGCGGGTCGGCAACCGACCAATGGCCGTTGTTGTTCTTGGCGAACGCCGGCACCGCGCCGCTGCTCTCGTCCCAGCCCGTGACGCCGTAGTGCCCGCCCGTCAGATAATCCTTCCGGTCCTCGCGGCTGAGGGCGGCCGGCCGGGGATCAGCGACGCAGAGCGCGCCAGATCCGACGCGATCGGACCCGATCACCGCCTTTGAAGGCCCGAGCCACTCCTGCACCGCCATCTTGTTCTGGTGGGTCCCTTCAGGATAACCGGTCCGAGGGTCCGCGACGGCGAACGCTCCATTGCCCGTAGTCGATGCGCTGATGACCACGCCCGATGCCTCATCCATCCGCGTGACGCGGTATTTCGTCTGCTTGTAGTCGTCGCGCTCTGCTGGCCGGGGATCGGCGACCGCCAGGCCGCCGGCGGGTCCGCCCGGGCCAGCAATGGCCGGCGAGGTCCCGCCCCACGGCACGATGCGGAACACGTTGTTGAAACGCGGCGGGCCCTCCATGCGCGGATCCGACACGGCGAACCCGCCTTGGCCGGGCGACTTCACGTTGATCACGGCGCCAGTCGTCTCGCTCCAGTCCCGGACGCCGAAATTGCCATATTGCAGCGCGCCGTCGGGCGCGCGCGGGTCGGCCACGGCGAAGGTGCCGTTCGTCGGGCTACCCCGCCCCGTCACCGTGCCGCTGTGCCGGGCCCACGACTGGACGCCCAGCACGCCAGCCTGCCAGCCGGTGTCCGACGCGATGCCGTAGTCGGCGAGATTGCCGTCGGTCACGTTCAGCCGGTTCAGCGACCGCCAGTCCGAGCCGGCTTCGACGAAGGCCAGACGGACCCACGTCTTCCACTGCAGGGAGGGCACGCGGTGCATCGGGCCGCCGCGCCCTTCGTCGCCCGGAAGCGGGAGCTTCTCGAGGATCTCGCCGACGCCGCGCAGCCGGCGCTTGGGCGGCTCATAGAGGAAGGGCGGCACCTTCTTCGCGTGTCGCGCCACCATCAGGAATCGCTTGCGGCTCTGCGCCAGGCCGCCGATCACGCCGCAGTCGTGCGTGGTCTCGGCGACGACATACCCGTAGCTGCGCAGCAGGGCGACGAGTTGGTCAACGAAGTGCCGGCCGCGCGTGGCGATGCGGGGCACGTTCTCGAAGATGAAGAACTCCGGCGGGTCGTCCTTCCACGCCTCCAGCGCCAGCCACAGTCCGCGGAAGCTGAGGCTGTTGAGCGCGGTGTATTTCGTGGTCAGGCTCTTGGTCTCGGAGAGGAGGCCGGAGAAGCCCTTGCACGGGAACGACGCGAATACGATGTGCGGCCGCTCGCCGCCGGCGGCGCGGTGATAGTCGGCAGTGGTGGCCTCGCGCCACTCCGGCGGCGGCTCCTTGCCATGAAAGGCGACATACTGGCGCCGATCGAAGATATCGAGCACCGTCCCCTGCACGCCGGCAGCGTGGGTGAAATCCCGGATCGCGGCGGCGTCGCTGTCGATGCCGCCGATGCAGCGGAACTTCGCGACCATGGAGCCGACGCGCGCCTGCCCCTTGTTGAAGCCCTTAGCGCCGCCGCCGAGGCCGCAGCAGATGTGGAAGTGGAGGATCTCGACTTCGGTCATTCGGCCTGTCCGGTATCCAAGAGGTTCTGAAGCATCACCCGCTCCTCCAGGCACATCAGCGCGAGGACGCGGGCAGCGAAGTCTTCCAAGGTCGTTTCGGAGCGGTCCGCGAGCTCAGTGGCCGCAACGGCAACCGGGCGCGGCACGCGCACCATGATCAGCTCCATCGCCCCGGGCTCCCGCAGCAGCTTGAGGCCCATGGCGCGCAGCGCGGCTCGGACCCGCTGGGGATCCTCGACACCGACCTCGTCCGCGATCTGCCGACCGGAGCGGCCCATGCCGGCCAAGTAAGCCATGCGGACCTTCATCGGGACCGAGTAGGAGGCGGTGCGCCGGCGGGTTGCGCGCTTGCGGGCGCGGGGAGGGCGCTCTGCAGGTGGCTTCTTCATCCGCGAGGCCCCCGCGTCTGGAGGCGGCGCACGAGATCGTTCACCTGCTCGATGTAGGGGGAGCATTTGAGGATGAATCGCTCGGCCCTATGGAGCGCGAGGGCGCGCTTCATGATGCCCTCGTCCGGCTGGGGGCAGTCGCCGGAGTCGACGAGCGCCTTGTGGCGGCGGATCAGGCCGGCACGCTCAATGCTGAGGGCGTTGAACATGTCCCGCATGCTGACGCGCGGTGCCGGCCAGTTCGGCGGCCAGTCGCTGGGAAGATCGCTCATGCGCACCCCCAGCGGGCATAGATCTGATCGACCGGCTCGCCCGTCTCCCGCGCCTCGCGGCGCGCGGCCATGCGCAGTTTTTTGCGCTTTGTGCGCGCGCGCCTCTCGTCGGGTGAGAGCTTCGCCCACTGGCGTCGTGCGCTCTCGCGACGCGTCTTCCTATGGCGCCGCAGGACGTCGACATCAGGTTCGCCGATCGCTTCGTGGGTCGTGACCCGCTGGCCGCATGTGCTGCACTGGCGACGCCGCCTGATGGTGTTGAGAGGACCGTCACGGGTCTCCAGCGCGTGTAGCTCGCCGCCGCACCGACACTTCATGAGGCCACCTTGTCGAACTTCGTGGCCTCGTTGCCCCAGACGTCCCAACCGGGGCGGGTCTGACGCGAGAAGAGGGAGGCGCGGCGTGCCTCGGGCCACGCCGCCTCACAGCGGGCATAGAATTCATCGGGCTTGCGGGAGTGCTCCCGCGCCAACCCGTCGAGTGAATCCGCCTCGAGCGTCTCGACGAGATTGGGGAAGCCGGCGCCCTTCCATTTCGCGCCAGGCAGCTTGGAGAGGATGAAAGGTTCATGCAGCGAACGCAGCGAGTAGCCCGTGCCCCAGCGGAGCTTGCCGCTTGGCGTACGCTTGGCCCAACCGCCGCCGGTGACAGGCTCAAGACCCCACCCGCGAACGACCTCGACGTGGGCGCCGATCGCGACCAGGGGCCATGTCGTCCACATGATGCAGACGCCACCGGGGGCCAGCAGATGGCCCACCGGCAGGGCCTTGATGTCGTCCAGCGACATGGTCGCGTACTGCGCCTGTGGCGACTTTTCCACGCCCTTGGCGGAGTACAAATCAAAGTGCCAGGGCGGATCGGCCTCCACCACGTCGTAGCCGAATATGCGAAGCGGTTCGAAAGGCCACGACCTCACTGCGGGATGTCCTCAATGTCGTCGAGCCGGCGCAGTAGCGCCTCCCTCGTGCCCATCGCGGGAGCATTCGAGATCGCGCCGGCGGCGCGCGGCTGGAAAAGGTGAGTGGTGGCGATCGCGGTCTTCGGCGCGACGATGGCGCAGGCGTAGGACCAGACGGCGAGGGCATCCGCGGCGTCCTCGCTGTCGAACTTCCATCCGAGTTGGCGGCAGCGCGCCTGCACCGCCACCTTGCCCTTATCGCCTGGCGGATTGCAGCCGATGAAGTGCTTCCGGACGTCCGCCACCTCTGTTTCGCTGATGTCGTAGATGCCCTTCGCCTGCCCGAGCGTCTCGATCAGGAAGACCAAGCCCAGCAAGATGCGGGAGGTCTGCATGTTCGTGCGCATCCCCATCTTCCGTGGGTCGAAGGGCGCCTCGAAGAAGATCCGATCGGTGGGGAAGACCTTCGTGAAGTCGGCGAACCAGCGCATCATCCCGCGCCCGACTGCGCCGGGGGAGGAGCCAGGCGGCGCGAAGCGGATGGTGCCGGCGCGCGGCACCTCCCCTGGGACGCCGTAAGCCCAGCCGGTGGACGACGCGATGTCGAGCGCGAGGGTGCGCTGGTTCGCCGACGTGCTCACTGGTACGTCCCAGCCTCGAAGTCGCTGAGCGCTTCCGTGTCAGCGGCCTGCTCTGCCGCCGCGCGCTTGCCCGGCGCCTTCTTCGCCGCCGGCTCCTCGCCGTCGTAGTAATCGAAGAGCTTGGCGTCCTCTGCTTCAAGCGCGTCCCGGATCTCGTCGATCTTCTTGCGCAGCGTGACGACCTTCAGCCGCGCCTTGAACGGCTTGAGGGCGACGCCGCGGTCCTTGGCCTCGACGAGGAGGTCTTTCATCTCGCCGCGGACCGACTTGCAGTCCGACATGTACGAGCCCTTCATGCTCGCCATCTCGTCCACAAGGGTCTGATAGCGCTTCTCGAATTCGGCAATAGTTTCCCGGTCGACCGAACCTGTGTTCGGCTTCGCTTTCTTCGCCATGGTGATGTTCCTGGGGTGAGGGGGAACGCCGCTTAGGCGGCGGCGCTGTCGTCACTGCGACCCGCCGCGTCAGACGCGGGAGGACGTTCGATCCCATCGGGCCAGCTCACGCCCTTGGGCCAGGCGTCAGAAAACGCCTGGATGACGCGGTCATAGAGCTCGATGGTGAAGTTGCTGCGGTTGGCGACGACGCGGCTGATGTGGGAAGCGTCGTACTGCTTCATACCGATCGCTTTCAGCGCACGACTGACGCTGATCGGGATGTGGCCGCCATAGGCGGCGACCAGAGCCTCGATGTTGTGAATCAGTGTGTCTCGCATGCTCATGAGTTGTAAAACAACACATCAGGCAGGCGATTTCAATCCCGCTCGCGCTTGAAAAATTGGTCGAAGTGCGAGAAACATTCGGAACTGGAGGTAATCATTTCGAGGGGAAAATGCTGAAATCGCGCGTGCAAGAACGACTTAACGCCCTGAACATCTCTCAGTGGGAGGCGGCTCAGAGGGCCGGGCTGCACCGCAATTTCGTCTACGATCTTCTCGAAGGCCGAAAGCAGAAGCCGCAGCAGAAAACGTTGCTGGCCCTCGCCCGATCGCTCCAATGCTCGGTCGAGTATCTCACGGGCGCATCTGACGAAATTGGTTCGCCGCCCGCGGCGTCCAGCACTGACGCCGATGCCGGCGTTCCGGTCGCGGGCGTGATCGAGGACGGTGCGTGGCGCCGTCCGTCCACCACCAGCAAGGGTCGAGTTCTCATCCAGCCGGACGGCCGCTATCGGGGGCGGCAGATCGCCTACATTTTCCGCGGCGAACCGTCCGACGGCTTGGAGGACGGCATGTTCGTCCTGGCCGTGGACATGCAGGACTACGAGCAGCAGGTAGGCACTCCACCCCTGAACAATCCCGTGGTCGTGGAGCTTCACCGAAAGTCGCTCAACGAGGTCCAGATCGTGATTCGTCCGTGGTCGCCGGGCCTCGAGACGTCTCAGAGCAGCTCCGGGATCGAGGCGCGCGTCGTGGGAGTGGTGGCCGCCACTTTCCGCCTTTACTGACGGAGCCTTTCCTGCGCGCGCTCGCACGAGCGCATTATGCGCGCGCCCTTAGTTTGTTAATTAATACAATCACCTAGTCAGTGTGAGGGGCGCTTCAAGGCGCCCCCTCACCAAACACTGAGTCCTGCGCAAAGCCCGCATTTTACAAATTCGTTCTGGCGAACATTCGCCCGGGCGTAGCAGGACTTGTGCCAAATTCACGTCACCGCCTGCAAAAAAATTTCAATAAAAAACGCGCCCTGAGAGTTGGAAAACAACTCGACTTGCAACACACTCTGCAAATCGACGCGGGAATGGCTCGCGTCGCTCCCAGGCAGAGTAGCACATGACCTCATCTCGCACGGCCGCCTATGCGGCTGCTGGGGGCGCTCATGCTTATTGAGCGCATCACAGCGGGCACTCGCGAGCAATGGCTCGACCTCCGCAAGAACGACATTACGGCTTCCGTCGTCGGCGCCCTCTTCGGCGTGCATGACTACCAGACGCCGTATGGCGTCTACGCCCTCAAGGCCGGCCTGACGCACGAGGATCCGGAAGAGAGCGACCCGATGAAGCGCGGACGGCTCCTGGAGCCGGTTGCTGTTCAGCTTCTCCGGGAAGAACGGCCGCAATGGTCGATCACTCACAATACCGGACCGAATGCGGTCTATCTCCGCGACCCTTCCGTCAATCTCGGCGCAACGGTCGACGTGTTCGCCGACTGCCCCACGAGGGGCCCCGGTGTGGTGCAGATCAAGTCGGTTCAGGCCGATCATTTCCGCCGCAAATGGATCGACCCCGAGACGCGGGAGGTGACGCCTCCGCTCTGGATCGTCCTGCAGACCCTCACCGAAGCGCATCTGGCTGGCGCTTCGTGGGGAGCGGTTGCCCCGCTTGTGGTCGACCACGGCATCGAGCTGCCGGTGATCGAGATCCCCATCCATGAAGCGATGATCAAGAAGATCCGCAACCAGGCGCGGAACTTCTGGACCATGATCGAGGAAGACCGCGAGCCCGACGTCGATTTTGCAAAGGACGCCGCGCTTATCCATCGGCTCTATGCGCAGGACGACGGGTCCTCCGTGCAGATCACCGGCAACCGGATCGTCGAACTCCTTGCCCGGCGGGCGGAGTTGAAGGTGGACGAACAGAAGGGTGCGGCTGCCGAGAAGGAACGCCGTGTCATCGATACCGAGATCATCAGCATGCTCGGCAACGCGACGGTAGGCCTCACGGCCGACGGCACGCAGGTCTCGGCCAAGACCACGCACCGCAAGGGCTACGAGGTCAAGCCGAGCAGCTATCGCACCGTGAAGGTGAAGCCCGGCGCTGGCGCCGGAAGCAGCGCACCGGCCGACGACGAGTTCTGACACCCCTCTGTACTGAAAGGATCTCGCCATGGAGGCTGAGAATCCGCGTGCCGTCGTCGGGGGGAACAATCCCCCGAGCCTGACGGAGCTCTTGGTCGATCGCCACAAGGCTCTGTTCGACCTCGTCGAGCCGCTCGCCGCCCGAGCGAACAAGCTGCCGAAGACCATCGCGACCGAGGAAGAGAATTTCGACTTCGGCAAGGTCATCATGGACGCCTCGGAAGCGTTCCGGAAGCTCGAGGACGCCCGCGTCACCGAGAAGGACCCGTTCCTCAAGGCGGGGCGGGAAGTCGATGATCTGTTCCGTGGTCCGAAAGACCGCCTCGACAAGATGGTGAAAGGGCTCTCTGCCCGCGCCGATGCCTACGCCCACCAGAAGAAGCTCGAGGCCCGCCGCCAGGCCGAAGAGGAGGAGCGCAAGCTCCGTCTCGAGGAAGAGCGCAAGCGGCGCGAAGCCGAGATGGAGGCCGATTTCGGATACATCGAAGAGGCGGAGGCCACGGCTGATCAGGCCGACACCCTCGCCTTCCGCGCGGCCCAGGCGGCCGAGACATCAACTGCCCGTGCGGCGGACCTGACACGCACGCGCAGCAGTAGCGGCATGCTGGCGACCGCCAGCGACAAGTGGGATTTCCGCGTCGCCGATTGGTCGAAGGTGGATATCGCCGCGCTGCGTCCCTTCATCGCTGTCGATGTGCTGGAAAAGGCGGTGCGTGCGCACATCCGGATCCACAAGGGCTCCATGCCGATCGCCGGCGTCGAGTTCATTGAAGCGACCAAGGCGCAGTTCCGATGAGCGCGGCGCTGAATCACGACCCCAAAAACCTTCGCGCGTGGCTCCACCGAATCGAGGAGGAGTGCGCGTCCGCGGATGCCACGCCACAGATCCGGGAGATCCGCGACGCTGCGCTGTCGGCTCTTTGCGGCGCTGCCGCTCCCGGCGGCCCCGGGCTCACCATCACTGCGGCGGCGCCCGAAGACCTCATCCTTCCGAGCGACCTGGTCCGTATCAACCTGTCGACGGACGAGGCCGCCGGCCTGTCCAGTGGCCTCGCCGACATCGCCTGCTGGATCCGAGGCTGGATGGCCGGCGCTAGCGAAGCCCAACGCGACAACGCCCCCCTCGGCCTTGAGGCCGTCCGAACCCTGAACCTTCAGCTCAAGGCGGCCATGCGGCGCGCCGAGGAGAATTCATGAGCAATGAAGTCGCCACCCGCGAGGAGCGCCTCGCTGCGCGCGTCGACACGACCGAGACGCGCGCGCTTCCGATATCCAGCCGCATGGGCGGCGTCGCCTTCAGCAACATGCAGCAGGTCATGGAGTTCTCGAAGCTCATGGCCCTCAGCGATGTCGCGGTCCCGAAGTTCATGCGGATGAACCCGGGATCCTGCCTGGCAGTCACCATGCAGGCGATCGAGTGGCAGATGTCGCCCTGGGCGGTCGCCAACAAGGCCTATTCCGTCAACGACCGTGTCGGCTACGAGTCGCAGCTCATTCACGCGGTCGTCCTGCGGCGCGCGCCCATCAAGGGCCGGCTGCGTTGCGAATTCATCGGGGATGCCGAGCGGCGCCGGTGCCGGGTGTGGGCGATCCTCGACGACGGCACGGACGAGATCGTCGAATACACCTCGCCCGACATCGGAAGGATCCCGGTCAAGAACTCGCCCCTGTGGAAGGGCGACCCTGACCAGCAGCTCTTCTACTACTCCAGCCGCGCGTTCGCTCGACGCCATTTCCCCGATGTCATCCTCGGCATCTACACGCAGGACGAACTCTACGACCGCAATGACGTGCGCACGCAAGCCCCGGCTGCGCGCCCGGACATGGTCGAGACGCTCGACCTCCTTGCGGCGCAAGGCCCGGCCGACGAAGCGGTTGAGCTCGCCGCGAAGCCGTCCGAACCTGAGAAGCCCAAGCGCGAGCGCCGCCAGCGCAGTGCGGCCCGCGAAGACGCCGATGCCAGCGTGCCGGCTGTTGCTGCTGAGGCCTCCGGCGTTGTCGATGTGGTCGAGACGACCACTTCCGGCAGCGTTGCCAATGTATCCGGAACGCCGGCCGTTGCCGAGGCGGACGTCGTCGACGACGACCCCTTCGCCGAAGGGGCTGAGGAAGTGGCGGCTGAGGCGCCGTCCGCTGACGACGAGGCCGAACGGATCTTCACGAGGATGGAGAACCTCGATGTCGCACCGCGCGGTATCGACCAGAGCGACGTCGAGCAGTGCAGGCTCTTCCTGGAAGGTCACGATGCCGCCCATGCGAAGCATCCGCGCACCGTTCCGCCTGACCTGAAGCGGCGCTGGATCGAGGATAAGGACGAGCGCGCCCGCACCCTCGGCATCTGCTGGATGAAGGGCCACGACAGCGTGACGGGGTTCACGCCTCCGCCGCCGGCCTCGAAGGCATGACGCAATGTCGGCAGATCTTCACGCCGCCATCAGGACCGCCGTCCGCGACCATGTGGTTGCGGGCGGGATGTCCACCGAGGCCGGGATCGTCTTCGACGCAACCGAGGTCGCTGACGCCCTGATCGAGGTGCTGGCCGAGGTGATCGTCTCGGGCCCGCCGGACCATCGCTGGAGCTTCGTCGCTTCGATCCACTCCGCTCTCGACCAGGCTGTCGTCACCAAGGCGTCCATCAGTCAGGTCGCCTATCCCGTCCTTCCGTCATGAGCGCCGAGATCCTCAAGGCCCGTATCGACCATGCCGTCGCGCAGTGGATCGAGGAATTCGGGGACGGGCCCAACCTAGCGGTGCCGGCCGACCTCGTGCTCGGGGCCGCGGTGCAATCGCTGGCGGACCTCCTGCTCGCCATCGAAGACACGGCTCTGCGCACGGCTCTGGCGCGCGGCACGCACACCTTTCTCGACCTCTGCCTCGCCGCCGGCGAGCCCGTCGATTTCGCCGCGTCGGCGACCGTCATTCCTCTGAGGGCAAGATGATCATTCGCTGTGTCGACTTCGAAACGACGGGCACGCCGACCGAAGATCAGCGGCACGCCCTCTGCGAAGTCGGGTGGTGCGACGTCGCGTTCGAGGAGACGGACCTGGCCGATGGCTTCGCGGTGCCGATCCTCAGCGAGCCGAAGGGATTTTTGGTGAACCCCGGCCGGCCGATCCCGCCGGAGGCGAGGGCAGTGCATCACATCTCTGACGCGGATGTCGCCGGCGCGCCGGGGCCGGATCGTGCGTGCATGACACTCGCAGCCGGCGGCGCCGCCTACTACGCCGCGCACAATTCCGAGTTTGAGGCGAGCTTCTTCGGCAGCGAGGTGACGTGGATCTGCACGTACAAGGTGGCGCTCCGGCTCTGGCCGGACCTTCCTTCCCACGGGCTGCAGTATCTCCGTTACGCCCTGCCGCTGGATCTCGACCAAGCCCTCGGACTTCCGGCGCATCGTGCCGTTCCGGACGCCTATGTCGGTGCCGTGCTGCTGGCCCGGATCATCGAAGAGGGGCGGGCCTCCCTTGCCGAGATGGTCCGTTGGTCGAGCGGAAGGGCGCTTCTGCCCCGGTGCCCCCTCAAGAAATACCGCGACAAGCTTTGGGCCGACGTGCCCACCGACTATCTGGTCTGGATCGTCGAGAACATCAAAGACAACCCCGATGTCGTCGCCAACGCCAAGCATCATCTGAAGCAACGTGACGCGTTGAGGTAGATTGTCTCACCCAGAGTTCGGGCTTCACGAATGTCAAATGAGTTACCTCTTAACCACTACATCCGTCGATTAATGGACTAAAGCAAGTACCCCGTTACGTAAAACCAACTTGACGTCGTAGACTTGGATTTTGCACCTCTTCAATTCGTCTGATGGGAACGAATACATGCCAAACTCAAGAATGCGACAGGACGAAAGCAACGTCTGCAACGAAACGCTCGGACAGGCCGCACGGGACGACATTCGCGCCAAGGCCAAGGCCCGGGCGCTGCTCAAGATGACCGAAGTCGAATGGGAAGCACATCGCATCGCGACCGGGGACCCCGTGCGCGCCGATGTCCTCATGGCCTTCGGCGAAGACAGTACGGAGAACGAAGAATGAGCATCAACCGCGTCACACTTCTCGGCCGCTTGGGTGCCGACCCCGAAATTCGCCGGCTTAACAACGGCAAACTGGTCGCGAACCTACGCTTGGCCTGCGAGGAACGGTGGAAGGACAAGTCCACTGGCAATTGGGAAAAGCGCACCGAGTGGATGCCGGTGGTCATTTGGGTCGAGCACCTGGTCGAGCTCGTCGAGCAGTACGTGAAGAAGGGGGACGCCCTCTATGTGGAGGGTAAGTTCCAGACCCGGAAATGGCAGGACCAGAGCGGCGCCGACAAGTACGTCACCGAAGTCGTTCTGCAGGGCTTCGACGGCAAGATCGAGTTGTGCGGCCCAGGCCGAAAGGGCGGCTCGCGTGACGACGGCGACCGCGACGATCGACGCGGCGGCGGGGGTGACGACCGTGGATCTGGCGGCCGGTCCTTCGGCGGCGGATCCGGTGGCGGTTCCCGTGGTCCTCGCAGCATGACGGACGATCTGGACGACGAGATTCCGTTCGCTCCGGAGTTCCGCTGATGAGTTGGTCGCCCCAGCAGGAAGGCGCGCGCCGAGAGGTTGCCGCTTGGCTCCGCGATCAGGCCGGGGCGCAGGTCTACTACCTCGCCGGCTATGCCGGCACCGGGAAGACCACCCTCGCCAGAGATCTGGCCGGCGACGCCCGTGGCGAGGTGCTCTATGGTGCCTTCACCGGCAAGGCCGCGCTGGTTCTCCAACGGAAGGGCTGCATCGGCGCGTCGACCATCCACTCGATGATCTACAAGCCCCGCCGCAAGGCCGGCGGCGTAGTGGAGTTCGTCCTCAACCCTGAGAGCGCGGTTAAGAAAGCGGGCCTCGTGGTGATCGACGAGTGCTCGATGGTCGACGAGGCGCTCGGCAAGGATCTCCTGTCATTCGGCACCAAGGTGCTGGTCCTCGGGGATCCCGCGCAGCTTCCGCCCGTGCGCGGTGAAGGGTTCTTCACCAGCCGGCGCCCGGACACGATGCTCACCGAGGTGCATCGCCAGGCACAGGACAGCCCGATCATCCGGATGTCCATGGACGTGCGGGAGGGCAGGGGGCTCGCCTACGGCGCCTACGGCTCCAGCAAGGTCATTCCTCCGTCCCAGCTCGAGCAGGCCGAGGTGCTGGAAGCCGAGCAGATCCTCATCGGCCTTAACAAGACGCGGCGCCGCTACAACGGCCGCATGCGGGAACTGCGAGGGTTCACGGGTGACCGGCCAAACATCGGCGAGCGCCTCGTCTGCCTCAAGAACCGCCACAGCAAGGGGCTGCTGAACGGTGGGCTCTGGAGCGTCATCGACCACATGCGGTCGGATGACCCCGACTATGTCGAGATGGTCGTTGAACCGTCCGACGCCGGCGCCGCGCGGATGCCGGTCGACGTCAGGGTCCACCGCTTCTATTTCGCCGGGCGCGAAAGCGAGCTCGAGTTCCATCAGCTCAAGGGCACAGAGCAGTTCGACTACGGCTACGCCCTGACCGTCCACAAGAGCCAGGGCTCGCAATGGGACAGCGTCATCGTCTTCGATGAGAGCGACGCCTTCCGCGAGTCCTCCGCCAAGCACCTCTACACCGCCATCACCCGCGCCGCAGAGCGCTTGACCATCGTGAGGAGCCAATGAGCAAGATCGTGAAGCGGTCGATCGTGATCGCCGGACACAAGACCAGTATTTCGCTGGAGGCCGAATTCTTCGCGGCATTCAAGGCCATTGCCGCCCGCCGGTCGAAGACGCTTTCGGCGCTGACTGCCGAGATCGACGGTGCGCGATCGGGCGGCAATCTGTCGTCGGCAATCCGGTTGGCCGTGCTGGCGGACCTCCAGGCCCGCGCTGGTCGCGCCAATGGATGAGCACAAGTGCCCGGTCTGCCTGGTCGCGCTCGAGCCCAGCGACGTGTGCGCCACGGACTATGAGATGGGCATCTGCCACGCCGCATGCCTGGCAGATGCGCCCATCGTGGATCTTGAGACGGGGCTGCCGGCGCCCGTCGGCGCCGAAGTGGACACCTACCTGTTCAGCGAGGTGTGCGACGACTGCCGGTCGCGAAGCCCGAAGGAAAGGGAGCGCGATGGCTATCACTGAGAGCGCCGAATATCTCTCCGCCCAGGACATCGCCACGATCACCGGCGTGCATGTCGCGACCGTCTGGGAGTGGGCGAAGCAGCCGGAGTTCCCGGCGGCGTTCCGGCTGAGCGCGAAGGCCACGCGATGGCGACGCACCGAGTTGGAAAGCTGGTTGGAGACAAAGAGGGCGCGTTAG